CAGTTCGTTTTAATCCATCCAATCCAATAAGAGCACGAGAAGCTGCTACATAAATTGAATAATCTTTATACTCCTTTTCCAAAAAAGAGGTGACTGTACGGTCAGTTGTTGAAATGTTTCGTTGTTGATTATCTTTCATTTTAATAACTTTAATTTACGATATAAATATAGATAATTTTTTGAAAAATTCAAAATAAATTTTTCGTTTATTTGTATGCATTCTAAGACACTTAGTTATATGTTAGTATATATTTTATTTAACATATTATTTAAATGTCTTAGATGTAAAGGATATTCATCTGGTGTCATTGTAATATTATGCTTCAACATCATCTTTAAGCATATTCTTACGTTCGTCAGAAATACCTTTTCCAAACCATTTTTTAAGCATAAGTTCTGCCATATTATCCATAGTAAACTTGAAAAGGTGAGTATTCTTAAACATTTGGTCAGATTGTTCTTTATTCAAAGTACCAAGACCTTTTACGTGTTTAATTTCATAACCCTTAAGTTTTTTCTCCTCTTTATGATATTCATCGAAAGAATAGAATGATTTAGTCTCATAAGACTTAGTTCCCTTTTTACCTTTTGATGCAACAATAATTGGAGAAACACATCGATAAATTAAACCTTGCTCAAATAATTCTGGAAATCTTGATGCCCATAATAGAAGAAGTGAAGCAATCTTATCACCATCGGGGTCCATATCTGATGCAAATATAATCTTGTTAAATTTAAGATTTTCTTTGCTATTATATTCTCCCCATTGTAATCCCAAAATGTTAATGATATCGTTAAAGACCTCATTTTTCATAACCTGTGTAGGTGTAAGACTAATAACGTTTTTAGGTACTCCTCGCATAAGATAACCAGCTTGTGTCATTGGATTTCGGGAAGTTCTTAATGCAGATGCAGCAGAATCTCCCTCGAAAATCCAAAGTTCACGTTCGCTAGCTTTCTTTGAGTTGCAATTAATAAACTTATCTGAACGCAATAACTTCTTAGCTTCACGATTAAGTTTACGAATTTTAGCGGCATCTTCCGCTTCAACCTTTTTTCTGTACCAATCTAATACTAATTCTACAATCTCAGATTTTTGACATTTTTTAAGAAAGTCATCAGATAACTTAAACTCTGAACCGTCTTTATAAAAAGAATCAGGTGTATTAGTTAACTCCTCTTTCGTTTGCGAGTTATAAGTAGGGTTACTAATGTCAAACAAACCAAAAATACCATATTTTCCGTTAATACCTTTGTTAGTTACATCAATTTTATGTTTCTTTTTAAGAACCTCTGTAATCGCATGTCCAATTGGTGTTCGAACTGCATTAATATGTGTACCTTTTGAACATTCTGCACCATTAACGAATGCAACATCGATTTGAGAATCTGGACAAATCCAAATTTGTTTTACATTATCTTTATAAGAAATCAATGTACCCATATCCATGAAATCTGAATATAGCTCCATGTATTCTTCGAATTTTTTAAATTTCCATTTATATGTTTGAGTATCTTCTTTAGATTTAACTGTAAATACAACCTTTAAACCAATATTTGCAGCAGCTGCATCAATACAACGTTTGTGAATTACTTCAATAAAATCATCAGTTAATCCTGATTCCTTTTGATTAAAACGAGCAAAATCTATCTCAAATGTTGTTTGAGTATAGTGGTCTTTTGTCGAAGTAATAATAGGATCAGTTTTAACTTCCATATTATTTTTCCATTCAACTGTCAAATGTTTCTTACCGTCACAAGACTGAACTTCAAATCGTTTAGAAAATAAGTTAGCCAAAACAGAACCAAGACCGTTAGTTCCAATAACGTTTCTATCTTCAGAATCGTCATAGTTAGATGAAGTACGTAATTGTCCAAAAATAAATTCTGGAACATAACAACCTGCACCTTTATGAACGACGATAGGAATACCGCCGTTATCTTTAATAGAAATTACGTTTTTATCTTTATTGATATTTACGTCTATCTGTGTGAGACCCATGTTATCTGTTCGACGATATTCATCACAAGAGTTTGATAAAATCTCATCAAACAATTTTAACATTGCCTTAGAATAATTAATGTCTTTCATTGACATCTTATTCTCAACAGAATCATAAATAAATGATGGAAACTCTTCTTCTTTAATTGAACCAACATACATACCGCTACGACTTAGGATATGCTCTCTTTCTGTCATCGATGTGTACTTTTCTTCAATTTTCTTTTTTGCCATATTACTTTCTCTTTTCGTTTAAATGTTATATTTCAATTAATAAATAGAAAAAAATCTCAAATTTTCAAAAAATTTTAGTCAAAAATGTTACGTATAAATAAATATAGAATTTAAATCCGAATAATTCAATTTATGAAATTCTATCTAAAATGAACCTATCGAATAAAACGCATATTAGATAAACCAATCCAACCAAAATTAAGACTGGTGTAGCACATATCAAGGAGGCAACTAATCCAGTTCCTCCTATCAAAACAAGGAAGATTATAAAAATCGTTTCCAAAAAATCTAAAATGAGGTTTTTCATAAAAATTTGGGAGTATATTTATATTTGAGCTTTGTTAAATACATATAAAAATATATTTGAAATTTCAAAAAAATTTACTATATTTAACATGTAATTAAAAAAATTTTTATATGGGATTATTTAAACTTAGCCAAACTGGACCAAGCGGTCCATACGAAACAAAGTTCAATATTGATTTCGAAAAACCAGTAACATTGAACGAATTTTTAAATGAAGTTCTTAGTAACAACAAAGAATGGGGAGATGTTACCGTAAACGATAATTCTAGTATTAAGTATATTGAAGGATTTTCTTATCATCCATCATTTTACATTGAATACAAACATGGAAAAATCACACATACTTGTGGAGAAGTTTTTAATGAACATCAACTTAATTTAATTGTTACAAAAGCAAATTGTATATCTGGTTATTCTCGTACAGATTATAATATAACTATTGGATAATGAAACAAATTGTAAAAAATAGAAAAGCGAATTTCGAGTATACTATATTAGATACGTATACAGCAGGCATGATTCTCTCTGGAGAAGATGTGAAGTTTATTAGAAATGGTAAGATAAACATTTCTGATTCATTCTGTTATATTTCCAATGGTGAAATATTTTTACAAAATGTAATTATTGATGCAACTAATACATCAAAAAAGCTATTATTAAATAAAAAGGAAATATGTACTCTAAAAACTGATGTTGAGCAAAAAGGTTTAACTATTGTTCCATTAGAGATATTTGATAATAATGGTTTACTTAAAATGAAGATTGCATTAGCAAAAGGTAAAACATTATATGATAAAAAACAGACTATAAAAGAAAAAGATATAGATAGAGAAACATGGAGACTAACGAAAAATTATTAGAATTAGTTAAACTATCTGAGCAAAATGGTAATGCCGCAGTAATGACTTCTGAAGGTTTGTCGGAATTTTCATTATCGGAAGTGTTAACATTAGACGTTGAAACTATTCTAAACAAACTAAACCGTACAAAAGAAAGCATTATTGAACTTTCTGAAAATCCAAAAAATAAGCGATGGGTAAACGATTATGCTACTGCAGTTGTTCTTGAATATATTAAGAAACAATATAGTAATTTACTTTCACAATATGATGATCTAAAAGAAGAATATATGAAACTTCTTGGAGAAACATATGATGAAACTTCTACAGTTAATATTACAGAGCAACAAGTAAATAATGTAGAAACTAAACAACCTACAGAGTTAAAACCTATAACTGATATTCATCAAAGAGTAGATAGAATAAGCTCTCAGGAAATGTTTAGAATTTAAACAAATAAAGGAGAACTAAATGTTCTCCTTTTTCTTTAAAAATTCCATATATTATCTTCCATAGATAAGCTATCCATTGACCAGTTTCTATTTATATTGTTTTGAACTTTCGATAGTTCATAGTCTTCTAACCAGTCTTTATATAAAAGCGTTTGTTTAGCCATTGGGATTTGACAACATGTCATTATTATATCATCATGACCTTCAGCTGCTCTGTATGAACCACTTCCATTTTTATCTTCAAAGTTTTCTAATTCACCAACTGTTACTAAATCTAATAAATTGATTAACTCTTTTTCCAAATCAATTTTTAACATTGAGCATGCAGTTTTCTTATTACCTGGTGTGAATTTAATTCCAGGAATAAACTTAGAAGTTGAACCTGTACCAGCAGCAATTTCTTCTTCTAAAGATTGCTTCTTATATTTAATAATATGAGTTAAATCGAATCCATCAATATCTCCACCAGTATTACAAACATTCCATCTCCACGATGTTTCTGGACTATAATCATTATCATTATAATTAGAAATCAATTGATAGAATAAAGCTCCGTAAGTATTCCATTCTATAGATACAAGTCTTCTATTGTCGTTAAATAACTGCATAGCTAATAACCAGAATTCTAATGCAGCATTTTCAAGATCTACTTTATTTGATCTCCATACACCAACTTGTGTAAGAACACCATTATCGCTTAATTGAAATATGTTAAATACAGTTGAATCTCCACCTCCACCTTCAGCTAAATCTACGAATACGATAAAATATCCGGTATTAAGCTGTTCTAAATTAAAATGAGGATCCCAGTATAAACAATCTTTATGAGCTAGTATTATATCTAAATCGTTTCTATTTTCAAATAAAATGGTATTAGCTCGTATCTTTGCTAATGTTTCTCTATTAACTAAACATCTATCTGACGCAGAGAATGCTGTACCATATTGATATTGGAAAGCTTCTTCAGAACCAAGTACACCAACCATCGTTTCTTTCCACTGCAATGTACGTTTCTCCCATTGTTTTGTTTTAGGATTATATTGTGGAACTTGATGCCAGTCTACTTTAAATGGCGCATAAATATTTTTCTTTTCTATAGCACCTTTCCAAAGTCTATAGAATAAATTAAAACCATTTTGTGTTGACATTATACATACGTTAGAATCTGTAATAGTAGTTACTGTAGGAATAATGTTGTTATAGAATAATTCTACTTCGTTTGGTGGACACCAAGCAAACTCATCAAGAATAAGGAAGTTAATAGTTTTACCAAGACCTGCTGTAGGTGAGAATGCTTCTGTTGAAATAGATGAGTTATTATCAAATGAAATAGAACCTTGATTCCATTTTAATGTACCGCATTTCAAATGATATGGTAAATACATATACATTTGTTTAATCTTCTCTAATAAATCACCTCCAGCTGCACCAGATTTAGAAAGAATTAATGCTGATTTATCTGTATTAAATAAAATCTTCCATAAACATGCAATAGCCGTCGTTGTTGAATTATGTGATAAAATACCGTTAGAATAAAATCTATGATTTGGATGATTTACTGATGTATCACACATTGAAATTTTTGTTGTATCGATTTGTAAAGATACAATTTTTTTCAAACCACAATCAGTTTGAACAAAATTACCAATACATAAATCTTTAACATATATTTCATTCATATTTTCGTCAAATAAAATATGTTCATCTGCACATTCTAACGAATATCCATTTTCTAATTCAATTCTATAAATTTCAAATGGTTTAGATAACATTAAATTTGTTAATGGCTCATAACCAGTATCTGTTAAAATACTAAAACCTTCATTTGAAATATCAATATCTTTAATTGTTTTATATCCGTCAACTAAATATTTTTTCTTTACATATGTAAAATCAAAATTATCTATTAATGATAAAATTTTATATAATATTTGTATAAAAAGTTTTTTCATGAATTTATAAATTCAATACATTTTTTTGTAATTTCTTCTTTGTTTTCATTATAATCAGATTCCCAAATAGTTAGAACTAAATAACCATATTTCATTGCTGTTTGTGTTTTTATTTTATCATATTCCCAAATTTCTTTTGCTAACATATTTTTATTTTTGTTTACAAATTCTCCAGTATAAAATTTGGGATTACAATGCCAATAATCACCATTAAATTCAATTATCTTATTTTTATACATAAAATCATATGCATATGCACGTTTAAATTCTTTATCATAAATATATTTTTCCTTTTCCGGAATTTCTATTTTAAGATAATCACATATTTCTGTTATTAAATATTTAGCAAATTTTGATTGTTTTGAACGACCATCTCCATTTTTTTGAAAACCTTTATATAAAGTTTCCAACCATCTTTTTTGTCTATCAGCAAATTTTTGATGGCCTAACTCTTCACCGTATTTTTCAATACATTTTTCTAAAGAAAATGTTGTTTGTCTTTCTTTTAATTTTAAATATGCATCTTCGTAAGATAATCCTTGATTTAAATAATATTCAATATTTGTTGTTTTGACTGCATTTTTTATAGCTTTAGCATTTAAATCAAAAAAATCTCTTTGTAATTGTAAATGTTCTTCATGAGTTAATTCTGGAAAACGTGTTTCATAAAACATTATGTTACGAGGAGAATTAGATAAACGTTGTTCTTTCGTTCTTTTACATGAATGCATTCCATTTCCTTCACCAGAAATTTTCTTACCTATTTTAATACCTGCCGATTTTACTCGTTTATTTCTTTCTTCTTTTGCTTCATCAACTGATAATCCACGTTTAATATAATATTCTTCACATTGATAACAATTTTCTTTTTTATATTTATCTAACATTTTTAAATGTTCTTCATTAGATAATTCTGGAAAATGTTTTTTATAGTATTCAATGTAGTTTGGATTATTTGTTTTTCTTTCGTTTTGTTTTCTTTGTTTTAATTCTAAAATCTCTTCATATGAAAGATCAGGATATTTAGTTTCCCAATATTCGATACATTGCCAACTTGTAGTTTTTTTAAATTGTTTTGCTGCTTCTGCGCATTGTTCATCTGTCCAATTTGGATTTAATCTTTTGTAATATTCAGGAAATTTTTTACTTTGATCTTTTGCTTTTGTTGATTTTCCTCTCATTTTCTGTCAAATTATAAATTAATTTATATAAATGATATTTTATCTTCCATATAAATGAATTTTCAAATAAATTGATTAATTCAAAAATAGGTAATTGATAAATATTATCTTTTATATAAAAATAATTTAATTTTTTGACATGATGACAAATAACATCATTTTTTTCAATTTTTACTGTAATATTTGTCAACAGGTTAAGAGTTTTTCCGCTTTGCCTGCATGACAAGAATATACTAAATCTATTATTTTTCACATGATTTAAATAATCTTCTTGATAATCTCTAAGAACACAAGGTAATAAACCTTCCGGTGTCATTAAAAAACATTTAGCTCCAAAATAGATTGGGTCTTCCATACAACGTATATAATCGTCTATTTCTTCTTGTGTACGTCTATATAATAGATCTGGTTTTAATAGTTTAGTATTCTTTCCAACAAATGGGTTTGCTTTAAGTGGTAAACCTTCATTTAATGCTTTTACTGCTGCTTCTAAAGATTTGGTTGTCCAAATAACTTTTTCCGCTTCTTTACCGCCTTTATCATATTTGACAGGATCATATTCGTATTCGAATTCCTTCTTCGCCATAAAATAATAATATTATCTTTTATTCAAAAATAAATTTGTGATTTTACATTTGAAATTTTTATGTAGTTTTGACTATATTGTTTAAAACTAATTTTAATTTTTAAAAGACATTTGAAATGATACTCGAAAGAACTTGGAACAAAAAAGATCAAAAATTAATGATTTCATATGTTGATAAAGATGGAAATCGAAAATTTTATCAAAAGTATCTCCATCACATAAAGACATATGAATATGATGAAAATGGAGAATATGAAACATGGAACGGTAGACGTTGTAATGCAGTTTATAAAGATACAACAGTTTATACTCCAAATGAATTCGATATTTTGGAATATTTGTATAATTTGCCAGAAGATTTGAATAAAGAGTTTCATGCTCAATATTTCCCAAAGCTTTATACATTCGATATTGAAACGGAGATTTCTTTGGAATTTCCGGACCCAGAATTAGCAAAACAACAAGTAACTGCAATTTCATTAGTAGGACCAGACTTATCTTGTATTGTGTATGGTCTTAAAGATATGAATGAAAAACAACGTTCATTATTTAGAGAACGTTATCTTCAATGGATTCAAGATAATGAGTTTGCAAGAAACTTTATTAAAGATAAAAAAGAACCAAAAGTTCTTTATCAAAAATTCAATAGTGAAGATGATATGCTTAAGCATTTCTTTACTATTATTCTTCCAAAAGTTACTGCATTAGCTGGTTGGAATTCAAATAACTTCGACTATAGATACTTATGGAATCGATTAGTTAATTTATTTGGACGAGGAGAAGCTTATAATATTCTTCGTAAAGCATCACCAGTTGGCGAACTAACGAATTTAACTTATAAAGATGCAGATGGAACAACCATTCGTATTCCAGCACCTGGACATGTAACACTGGTTGATTATATGGAAATGGTTAAACAATACGATTACGCATTACGTCCTTATGAGAGTTATTCATTGGATTGGGTAGCTAATGCAGCAATTGGAGCACATAAGATTAAATATGATGGAACATTGCAAGATTTATATGAGAAAGATACTGAATGGTATTATTTCTATAACGCAATCGATAGTCTTTTGACTATTCTTATCCATTATCGTTTAAAATCTATTCAAAGTCCATGTGCAGTATCAGCAGTAACTTTAGTTCCATTAACAGCAGCAACTGGTCAAATTGCATTAACAACTGCAAACGTATTCGAACAATTCTATGAAGATGGTTATAAAGTTGTTTATGATTGGAATGAAGTAGAACGTTTTAAGATTCCATATGAAGGTGCATTTTGTGGAGCAGTTCCAGGACGATATGGTTTAACAGTATGTGATGACTTTGCATCACTTTATCCATCACAAATTCGAACATGTAATTTCTCATTTGAGAATTATATGCAAAAGACTGAACCAAATAATATTCCAGGTTTACCTCCGGTTAAAGTTCCATGGACACCAGAAGAATTGGAAAACTTTAGAAAAGATCCAAACTATTTTGTTTCAGTAATGGGACACGTTTATAAAAACGATAGAGATTATGCTTTCCGTAAAGTACAAAAGAAACTTAAATCTTTACGAGATAGATATAAATATACTGGTCAAAAAATCGATGCAGAATTATTAACTGAAATCGATAGATTGATAAAAGATAAAAAGAAATAAAAAACAATAAAAGTTAAGCATAACATAATTTTTTATATTTTTATATATAGAAATATGTTATGCTTTTTTGATAATGAATAAGTTTTTTGATTATATTCAACCAACAATAATTAGAACATCTAATAATTCAGAATTGCCAGAAAACATGAGAAACAGATATCTTCTTAACTATAATGTTTTCGGTATTAAATATTTTGAGCAATATTATCTTTTGTCAGAATCTCATAATGGTGTTCCATATTTGATTATGAACGAAGATAACTGGGGAATTGAGTTGGAAAATTCTAACGATTTATTTGATGATATCATTGATATTCCTCGTATCTATATAGATATTACTGAAAGATTTATTAATGATACTGAAACATTTAGATCATTTATTTTCCAAGCTATTATGGAGAATTCTATTTATGCAAAAGGTATAGAAGGATTTGAAGCTGGAAAAGATTATTGGTTGAACACTACATTATATAATTTCTTAGCTAACACTAACCAAATTGAAACTCCAAATTTTGGTGCTAGACTTCCAAACTATATTACTGAACATAAAGTGATTTCAGCATATTTTGATGATTTGTCTACTACACCATATAAAGATTATACAAATCTAGAATACTATTATAAAAAGAATAGACTTTTGGATAATGTTTATTCTGAAGAGTATTTATTAGATTTTTATAAGAATTTCTGTGGAATTATTTTGGAAGGTTCAGTTATTACTGATGAAGTTAAAAACAAACCACAAAATCAAATTTATAAAACAGTTTTAAATTATTTTAACAATTATCAAAATGATGAAACTGTTAATCAATTGAATTTGATTTTGAAGTCAAAACAATATAAAGCAGGTACTATAGATAATAAAACAACATGTAATACTTGTTCATCTACTTCTACGCAATCTACTTCTATTATTTCTTGTTCAGATTTATATTCTGAATCAATGATAGAATATTTAAAGATTATGTTAGGTGATGTTAATTTCTACGTTGATTGGTTTACTATTCAACTTGGTGATGACAAATATGTTATTAATGATATATTGATTAGTAATTTGAAAAAATTCTTTGAAGAATGGTTAGAATTAGAAATCACATTAGATTTTACCAATGCTAATACAATTCACTCATCATTCTTATGTCAAGAAACAATTAACACACCAGAGAGTAAACAAAACTATAAAGCAATTACTGATTATCAAAAGGTTATTTCTTATATAGAAGCAGATGAATTTATAGAGAACACTAATAAAATAAAAATATATGGTGAAGCTTTTGGTGAGCTTTTACCTAAATTACAATTTTAATTATGAAGAGTTTAAAAGATTATATTCTTGAACATTCACAAAATGTACAAGAATCTGCAAAACCAACTGATGCAGCAAAAACATTTGATTTTAATTTCGCTGGAGTAGATGGTGCAGAAGAATTTCTTAAAGAATTAACTGCTGAAGCAGAAGAAGAAAAACTTAATTTTAACGCAACTGAAACATCATTTTCAATTACTATAACAAAAGAACAATGTGACGATGATTCAATTAACAAAATAAGAACAAAGTTAGAAAAATTCATTAAAGATTCTCGAAAGGGAATGAAGAATGCATCATCAGAAACATATGCACAAAAAACACATACTCTTTTAAATTTAGTTGAAGAAATGATTGAATTTATTGAAGAGGCTGATGCAGAAGAAGAAAAAGAAACTAAAGGAAAAGATTCACAAAATCAAGATGTTCCTAAAAATGATGATTTGGAAAATCAAGAATTAAACAATAAAGAGTAAACAAACAATTATTTAATACAACTAATAGAGCAGATTTTTATAAAATTTCTGCTCTTTGTTTTTCTATAATTAAATCATAAAAATTATTTTTAAATATAAGAATATTGTATATAGAGAGGTATGAAATTTATTAACATTGGTAAACTTTATGAGATAGATGATTTCATTTTAGCTAAAATGGAAATTGAAAAACATTTATTAGAAACTGAAAAAATCGAAAAAAAGATGCCATTACAAGATTATATTAAGTTTTTGGATATAGCTAAAACGATTTATGTATCAGAAAAGGGCATTACTCCATTTTCTATAATCGAAATAAATGACACCATTTATATTCATTATACAACAGAGAATGATGATTTGGACTTTGAGGAATTTGAAAAAATTGTATATAAGTATAAAGAAAATAAATTGGAAAAAATTGATATGTTTCAATTGTATTTATCTCAACAAATTCAACCAGAATATCCATACGTAATTATAGATAACGTTTTATATAAATAATCGTTAACATTATTTTTATATATAAGGATAAAATAACATTATATGACAGAAAATACACAAATAATTGATAAATGGGTTAGACCTTGGGATAAAGAACGCACCGATGATTTATATCAAAAGGATGAAAGATATTTCTCAGTTCTTATTAAAGGTATTTTAGCTTATTTAACAAAAAACATCATTTTAAATGGTAATCCAATAAACCATTTTATTTTCAATACAGGTTCATCTATGATGTATATTGAACAAAATGGTTATGAATTTAGTTGGTGTGAGACAAGCGGTGAAGACCAAATGTATATGAAAATGCCAAGATGTGTAGTAGAACTTGGCGATATAACAGTAGATACTGCAGAATTATCTTCTCCGTTCTCTAGAGGTTTTTATGAAAGAATTTCTTCTATAGATGGAAAGATGAAAGAATTCTCTGCAGAAATTAGAAGAACGCCAATTGAATTAATTATAGATTGTAAATATGTTTTATCAACATTTAATGAATCTATTATACTGATTCAAGAATTAATTGATAAATTATTATTTCAAAAGTATTTTAATATTATTTATCTTGGACAAAAAATACAATGTTCAATTGAGTTTCCTAACTCAAATAAAATTGAATTTAATAAAATCGATATGGCTTCTGCAGAAGTTAATCAAAAAACAATTGATATTCAATTAAAAGTATGTTCAAGTTATCCAATAATTAATGATAAAACTGAAATTGATGCAACAAAAACAGTGGGAATGTATCAAGCAGGAACAGTATTGGAAAAAAATAATTCATCAACAGATAACGAAAATAAAATTATAGAATAAAATATAAACAATATGTCACAAGTAGGAAACGTCGAAAAAATGTATGGTGGAACATTAAACATTGTTACCACTAATGCACCTGGTGATAAAATATTAGATTATGGTGAAGAACATGTTTTTACTGAAAACTCACTTATTATTTCTTCACCAGTAAATGTAAATGGAGAAGTTATTTTAGATAAAGGAACTCCTTCAATTATTTGTGTAGACTTTGAAGGAAAACCTCTTCGTCTTACATATACAATTCAACCAGGAGATGGAATCGTAGCTGATTTTAATAATCCAGATGTAATTAGAATGAATATCGATAAACACACTCTTAATACTGAAGGTGAAAGCGGCGATATTGGTGTTCCATCTGGAAAATTACGAGTAGAAGTTAGTGGTTTAATTGATCATAATACATCATTAGTAAATAAAAACAATAATTTAGTAGTAAATCCTGGATGCTTCGTAGATAATCATTCATTAAAAACTGCGTCTAGATGGTACGGTAGCGATTCATCTTTATATAATCAACAGGATGCAAGTTTTGAAAATCACAAATTTGAACCTAATTTTATTTATATAAATAAAGAAAATCTTTGTGATGGTACAACTATTGTCGCAGATACTAGTTATGTTGAAGCATATAATAATATTGAAAACAAAGATACTGCGTTTGAATCAACCGAATGGTTAGCTAATTCATATACAAAACTAAAAGTTAATACTGCTGGTTTGGAAAAGGCAACTAATACAACATATGGTATAGTAAGAGCTGACGAAAATACTGTTGGTATTTCAGATGGAGTTATTCATGTAATTACAAAAAAATTAGATCTAGTTGATGAAGATGGTGGTTATGGTATAGTTAGAACACATAAAAAAGCTGATAGCGAAGATCCAATTTGGGCAAAAGATGGTTTTCTAAAAATTAATACTGCTAAAATGACTAAGGCAGGTAATAGAGCAAAAAGTAAATCAGCAAAAAATGATAATGTGTTTGGAGTTTGTATTGCAGATGGATTAACAATTGCATCAGATGCTGGTGTTCTAAAAGTTATTACTGAATCATTATCAGCACCAACAAGCGCAAAAAGAGGTGTAGTACGACCAGATGGAACTTCTATTACATCAAATGAAGCTGGAGTTATTTCTGTAAACGTTAATGAATTACAACAAGCGAGCCAACATAACTACGGTGTTGTAAAAATAGATGGAAGAACAATCAAACATAATAAAGTTACTGGCGAAATTTATGTAGATGAATACGCTAATTATAATAACTCAATTGAAGAACTTAGAGAATTAACATCACGTCAAGCAGAAGATATAAATGAACTACGCACACAAATTGCTAACTTAACAGCGCAATTAAATAATAAAATGGCAACAATATTTGGTCTTTATACAAATGAAACACGTAATAAACCATTTACTTCTATTTCTTTAACTAGAAACTGGAATGCAAAAGATGGCGGATGTGCATCTATGGGTGTTAGTAGTTCAATTACTTTAACAGAATATTTCTATATCGATTATAAACCAGGAGTTGCATTAACATGGAATATATCTAATTTTAAATCATGGATAACTATTGAAACATTAACATTCTATAGAGCTGATCAAAATAGTTCAAATTTAACGACAATGCCAAATACAAATGTTGTATTTAAATCGTCTTCAGCGAATGATCTATACAAAGTTGCTGTTAGAATCCGTGTAACAAAACCAAGTATTGCACAATCATCTAACGGTACATTAAACTTCTATGGACCTGATGGAGCATTATTACAAGCAATACCAGTTAATTTCAAATATATTGGTGGTGATTATACTGGATCAATTGGATCACCAAAAACAAATGATTCGGTTTCGACTGGTACTATAAATCTTACATTAACTTGCGCAGGATTAGGTACACCAAATGTAAAATATAAATAAAGTTAATTTGAAATACAATAAATAAAAAAGAGACATTCTTAAGAATGTCTCTTTTCTTTTATCTAATTTTAAACTTTAAAATCGTTAACTTAATCAAACTGCCAGAATGAAGCAATATCACCAATGGTATCTAAAACACCTCCAAGAGAACCTTTTGAATCACCGGTTAATTGATAATTCCAAATTTCTCGTTTAACTTTAGCAACCTGATTAACTTCTAAAGTTTCATGGGCGTATTGTTTCTTTAATGTATCTAATTTACTATTACCGGCAGTGTTTAAAGATCCATGGGCGTATTGTTTCTTTAATGTATCTAATGTACTATTACCGGCAATGTTTAAAGATCCTTGTGCATGTTCTTTCTTTAACGTTTCTAATTTACTATTATCACCAATATCTAAAGATCCGTGCGCATGTTCTTTCTTTAACGTATTTAATTTACTAGCACTGTCGTCACTTTTAAATGAATCATCAGCAGCGTTTTTAATTTTATCTAGTTTGAACTCATTCTCACTAGTATAATTTCTATCAATATCAGGTGATGCATAATATAAACTAGCTAAGTTATTACGTATTTCATATCCATTATTACGATTTTCATCAAATTGACTTTCTGGTGCTAAATCTTCACTAATTTCAATTTTTCGTGGTTGTGGACCAACCATACCAGTATCTGAAAGATTTAAAGCATTTCTTAATTCCAAATCACCTTCTAGAGATTCTATATATTCTGAATCATTTAGAATTGGTTTTCTAGCTTCTGAAGATTTTGAAATAAATGTAGATAAATCTCCTGACTGTTCTAATGAATATATATTTCCTAAATTTTTAGATTTCATTAAATGATCAAGTTTTTCTTTGTAGAACTGAGTTTTTTGCCTATCATCAATTGGACCAGTTAAAGTAAGATCACCATATAAACTTGCTTTTGCTATCGTACCATTTTTTATCATATTTACCTTTTTAGAAAGATATTCTGATTTGGCGCGATCATCAAAATTACCAATCATTGAGATTTCGTCGCCAAATAAATTACCTAACGAAGATTTAGCTGGCCTTCCTCCACTGGCAGAATTTCCTTTTAACGCTCTTAGTTTTTCATTTAAATATTCTGAATTTTCTTGTGTTACTCCTTCTGCTTCATGAACAACTACACCATAAATTCTATCATATAAATTACCAGATATTTTACCTTTTTTAAGCAATTTTAATTTTTCATAAAAATATCCACCTTCTAATCCAATTTGACCACTTCCATTTTTTATTATATTTGGTCCAAGTTCTTTATCATATAAATTACCTATATTATTTGGTCCTTTCAATCGATTTATTTTTTCTTTAAAATAACCGTTAATCATCACAGTTTCATTTGAAGCGTCATCATATACATATTGATAATCTAATAACTCCTTCCCATAAAGATTACCCTGTATTGAACCATTTTTAAGTTGCTGTATTTTTTCTTTAAAATATCCGTTGTCTAATCCAATTTCACCACTTACGCTTTCCCAAACTTTTGGAGATAAATCTTCACCATAAAGATTACCTTTAACTGAACCATTTTTAAGTTCCTTTATTTTTTCATAAAAATAACCACGTTCTTCTAATCCAATTTGACCACTTGAATTTTTAAAAAATTGTGGAGATAAATTTTCACCATAAAGATTACCTTTAACTGAACCATTTTTAAGTTCCTTTATTTTTTCTTTAAAATATCCATCGTCTAATCCAATTTGACCGTTTGCGCCTTCCCAAATTTTTGGAGATAAATCTTCACCATAAAGATTACCTTTAACTGAACCAGTTTTAAGTTGATTTAATTTTTCGTAAAAATAACCACGTTCTTCTATTCCAATTTGTCCACATGCATTTTTAAAAACTTGTGGAGATAAATCTTCACCATAAATATTACCTTTAACTGAACCATATTTTAAAGCTCCCATTTTTGATCTCCAATATGGTGAGTTAATTAATGCAGAACCACCATAAATATTACCTTTTATGAATGAATAATAATCTTCCATATCCATAGACATAAGTCCATCAGTAATAATAGATTCTGAATAATCAATTAATGCTTTATATTGTTCTGCATTTTTATCATAAAAATTGGAATCTTCTTTAGCTTCCTTTAATGATGTTAAACGGTCTAACCAATAATTTTTTGGTTGAACACGTCTTAAACCAAAATCATCAGGAAACTTAATAAATCTTTCTTTAAATTCTTCATTATATGCATTATATTCAAATCCCATTGAACCAAACATAAATTGATTCCATTCGTTCATTTCTGAATAGTAAACTCTATCATATTTTATAGCTAACGACATTCCTTTTCCTAAATTAAATGCTGTAGAGTTATCTATTTGAGAACTTTCTAAATATTTAGATATTGAATCGATATCAATTTCACAGTTAGAAAATGTAAATAATTTAAATGAAAACATATTCGAAAAATTTCCATTTTCTGGGTACATTGTTTTATATTTAAAATATTTTGCCTTTGTAGTTAAAAAGTTTACTGTTTTTTCTATTATTGATTCAATTTTTGCAAGTTTTCCACTAAATAAACCAGTAGCTAAATTTTTCTTATTAGAAACCATTATACCGGTTTGAAAATATTTAATTGGTACATGAAATAATGATATACACATATCAAATTTGCGAAGATTTTCTGGCAAAACTTCTTTACAGTTTATATCGTCATAACACAAAAATTTATATAAATTTAATAATGAACCAATACGCATATCAGTACGTTCGTCATTAAATAAAATTTCAATTTTTTGGTCTTTTGAAAAATCATTTTGTCTAATTTTCATAGCATCGCCAAGACCATTAACACCCTTAAATAGCCATGGAGAATTAGTACAAATATCAGATAACATATCAGTAAACTTATATAACGCAACAATTCTATCTTCTACGTTATCTGATGTATAATATTTGTCAATTGCCCAAAGATATTTTAACGCGCAGTTAGATGGAAAATATGCAGCCGCATTTGTATCTCTTAATACACCACCAAATAATCCATAGTTAGTATTAAACTTAAAAAATATTTTAAAGTAAAACCAACCTGGTTCGTCTGCAACTGAAGTTATTCCTTTGGTCCATTTAGCGCGTTCCTCAATATAGTTTTCAACAGAATAATTAGGTATTTCTAACTGCAAACGTGGTGATTCAACAAAGTCATCAGAGAACTGTGATATTGCGAAGCTTGACATTTCTGCATTTTGCGCCTCCAGATCTCGTTTCGCCCTATATAATCCGACAGCTTGCGTGGTGTAGGATGAAGTGTAGTCTTCATCATAACCATGCTCCTTCCAATCCTTCACGCCATTTTCTGCAGCTTTTTTAGCCGATTTATTTAATGAATTAATTACTTGGTTATATTCATCAACTACACTACCGGTTAAATAATCATAAAAGCTCGTATTTTGTACAGTCTTAATTAAGTTTTTACTTGTATATGTTGTAAATGACATATTATAGAATTAAATGTTTAATATTTTTTCAATATTTTCACCAAAATTTACTTTTAGTGTTTTATTTGAAAGTTTATCTGCTAAAATAATCTTTCCATTTATATAATCAATAGAAGATACTTCATATACATGTACATCTTCTTTATCATCCAAATTATATTTTATTTCTAAGTCAGTATCAGATAAAATATTTCTGGTTATAAACTCATTGTTCCAAAAATCCTGAAGATAAATTTCTTTTCTAACAAATCCATACGCATATGTATTTTCAATATCAAGAATATATGTATAAGAATATGTAGTTTTTTCATTTACATTTGATGATACTGCTGTGTTATTATCTTTTACTTCAGATTTACCAGGAGCATAAATTTGTTTAGTAAATATTGTTGGACATGTAATTACTTTATTTTCTTCATTTTCATATGTATATGAAAAGTTATATGTTGTAGTAATTGATTTAACAATTTGTAATTCTGGTTTTCTAGAAAACAAAACAAGATATGATGGTTCAAACCATTCTGCATTTTTATTTACATTTTCTAAACATCTATAATTACTTTTATTTAAACCATTTTCTTCTAAATATTTATTAACTGCATTATTGAATAATGAGTCATGCAATGTAGTTAATTTATCTGAAGATAAATCATCTAACGTATATAACTTTTTTAAATCATACCAATTTTTATTATGCGTTTTCATTTGTAGTTTCTTCTATCATTTCTTGAGGTATATTTGGAGCATTTACAGTATTTATTAATGATGACTGAATATCTTTCTTTATTAAATTCAATGATTCTGTTATAATATTTGATCCTTTTACGTATCTAAATACTAATGAATCAACGTAATAGAAACCTGATAATGCCGGATTTGGAACAAAATTATCTTGGTCTGCAATTTCGGCAATTGTCTGTGCTGCTTCATCTGAAACAGGCATTAAATTAACATCTTCATTTCCATCAGCCTTTTCTGCAATTTTACTATAAATATTTGACGTTGAAACAGATGTTCTATTAAGTGTTATTAATTGTTTTTTATTCATATCCGTTTCAATTATCGATACATAAACCAATGTTCCACGTTGTATACCATAGTTCGCTTCTGCCAAATCTACAGTTAACTGTCTAGAACGGTATTTACATAAACACATTTCTCTTACATGTTTTTGAAATAAGCAAGGTGTATCATCTGCCATTTCTGCTCCAAGAAATTCTGTACTTGTTGATTCATATGCATGTGTCATTAATACACCTTCAACAGAATCTTCAATCATTTGTATTTCTTTTTTTTCTAATAAATTAGCATCACCGGCACTATTTAAAATCCAAAATCGTTTCAAAGAACCAGTATTTTGTGTATTATGTGTATATAAATTATTTTGTGTATCTACGATTTTTAACTGTGAAAATGGTAAATCTGGATTATTAGTTAAAATTCTTTTAACTTTTATTGGTTGATTGGTCTCTTCATCAGTTGTTTTTATTGTTGATTTAAGACCAGTTGGAGCCAAAATACTATAATTATCAATTTTAGCATTATAATGCATTACATAATTAAAGTTAACTAAAACTAAATATCCGAACAAATCTATCCAACAGTCAAAAATACTTTCTTCATCTAAACCACCGCATTTAACTTGATCATATATAAAATCTCTAAGTCTTTCAGAATATGCTTGGCGCCATTTAGCATCAGAAACATCTTTGCATCCATCAGTTGCTGCGAAACCAATTTTTAATGTTTTTGCTATTTCTTCACAAAATTCAAAAGTTGTTAATTTATCTTCTCCAATTTGCCCAAATGTTATCTTATTTAAGTTTGGATTGAAATATTCACATTCATACTTAATAAGCGATTCTGACACATTTATAATTTCTTTAATATAAAACAATAAAGATATTTTTTTGTACATACCATTTGATGGGCATGTCAAAATAACTGTTACTGCATTGTTTAAACCAGGAGATCCAACAAATTGCGTATCTTTATTTGGGTCATTAACAATTAAAATTAGTTTTGGAGCAAACTCATTATAAAAAATTTCTACCGATTCGATTTTATTTTCATCTAGATTTATTCCATTCAAATTAATTAAAGGAACTAAAATTGCATCAGACATAGTTTTTTCAAACTCTAGATTTTGTGTTTCTTCACTTATATATCTTGTAGCAATTTCTGCCTTTTGGAGTTCTGGATCAATTATCACATATGGATCAGTATCATTTTCTGGAGTTTTAATATCCATTAACCACTCTACATATTCTTCATTATTTTCATTAGTTTTTTCCATCTATATATAAAAATGATTTAATAAATTTTAATAAAATACCATTCCTAATGATTTGTCTATTACGAAGTTTTTATCGCCAACAACCGATTCAGCTGGGCTTCTTTTTTCGTCTTTAAACTTTTGGTATTTAAGTTTATTTGTTTTTGAAATTTTTTGATTTTTGATATTTTTTGAATCTATCATTTCAGATACTTTACCATTTTGTAAAAAAGTTTCTAACTCAAATAATTGCGGTATAATTAAAACGTCATCTTCGTTTAATTCAAATGGATTTGAAATACCATTATACTTACAAATAATATCCGCATAAGCCTCATCCCCATACATTACTAAAGAAATTAAATCTGGTCTAGCAACATAATGTTCATTAACAATAATTACTTCACCCCATCTTTCTAAACCAGAAGTTGCTGTTGGGGTTAATAAATCAATATATTGTTCTTTGGTGCCATCATCATATTTTACCGTAAGATTTTTCTTTTGTTTTAAAATTAAGTAATCTAGCATTTCATTAAGTTTATATATTGTTATAATTAAAAATACATTTTTTAGCAAAAAAGGAGAACTTTTGGTTCTCCTTTTTTAATTATTCTAAATAATTTCTTAACGTTTCTAAATCATTTTCTGTTATTTGTCCATCTCCATTTAAATCTAATATATGATAGTAATATGGATTAATTATTTTACTAAGAATGGTTTCCAAATTATCATTTAATAATAAGTTAGAAAGATCATTCTTTATATAAGTTAAATCTTTATTTAATTTATTAGTAAACGTATTTATTAATTGTTTTCCGTAAATTTCATATGTAGTATTATCCACACCAACTTCATTTTCTGGAACCAATCTCCAATTTATTGCATATAAAGAACCTTGGAAATATTTATTATATGGTACCCAAACATAAATTTTTATACGTATACTTTCGACTGATTCTGTATTTTCAATATTTTCAACATCTATAATATCGTCGTTTCCACCATTTTGTGTTTTTGAAATTAGTTCTTGAATATTATTTATAGTTATAACATTATCTAATGATATTTCTATATTTTCATGATGAGGTGCAGTTTCAAATAGAGTTACATATCCTTCATTTAATGAACTGAATGTATTTTTCCAATAAACTTCATCTTCATCTTTATCTATAATTATTTTTGCTATAACTTTTATATTCTTATTATTTTCTTCTGTATTTCTTGGTAAATTTGAAATAATATCATCTAATCTTAAGAAACATTTATTAGTTTTATTTTGATTAAAGAATGATGTTATTGTTTTTAACCAGCCAATATCATATACATCATTAGCGCCAAGAGTAACTGGACCTGCATAGAAATTGTTTGAATCAGTATAAAATTTTATATCTTGTTCTAAAAGATTTTTATGTAAATCTGGATTACTATTTTCAAATCTTTTAAATATTCCTAAAATTTTATTTGTTTTATCATCCTTTGCATCTATTAATCTATTTAATCTACTAATTGTTATGTTTGTTAAAAGATTTGAATTTGTGTTATGATTTGATGCATGCCATTCATTATCTTGCCAAATTGATGCATAAATTAATGTTGTCTTTATATTATCTTTTTGCCAGAAAATTGTTGGGAAATCATCTTTATTTGTTCCAAATTCATCATCTGGTTGATTAAACCAATCAAATGTTAAATAATTTTCTTGTGTAGTTGTAGAAATATCATTATCATAGTATTCTAATTTGAGCGTAGGTTTTCTAAGTGATTCTGAAACATTTGGATCATTATCACGTTTATTACGGCCAATAAAAATCCATTTATTAGTAGTGTCGCTAGTAAATAATTTTCTTGCACCATAAAGATTTCTAAAATCAAGTTGTTCAAATAGTTTACATGTTAATGCTTCAATACTTCCGTTTTCTGTAGTTTTTCTTTGAATACCTGTTAATTTATTATCACCTCTAATTACTCTAATATTAACTGGTAATTTAGAAGTAACCCAACTAATAGTTTTAGTATTATCGTTCTTATCAGTAACAGAACCTCCTGCAACAATTAAGTTTATTGGCAAATCAAAATAATCAGCTTCATCGCTATTATTAAAAATTGCTCCATTAGAGTTTGTTGTATTCTTTATATGTTTTGGGTTATTTGTAATTGCCTTTGTAACCAATCTATGCATACGAATTTCGTTGCTATCGTCTCTTTCATAATCAAGATGAATAAATCTTTTTCCAATAGTTTCTGCATCATTTTTTTCTATTAAAAGATCTAAAGCTTGTTGTCCAAAAATTGAAACTAATGAAGTAGCTAAACGTGAGTTTTTATCTTTGTTATATTCTCTAATAATTGGAGAATAATCTATTTCTATTTTTTCTTGGAAAGTTTTATTTAAACTTTCATTGTTTGCAGGATAAACATGAATAAAACCATCTAAGGCGCCTGCGATATTTTTATTTATTTTCCAAATATTTAAATTAGTAGAATTAAGAGTATTTATATCGTATTGTAAATCTGGTCTTGTTTGAATAACTTCATTTTTTTCTAAATCACCATGTTTAGAAAAAGATTTTGTAGTAAATAAAGGTAAAACTAAATTTAAATTAGTTAAAACTCCATCTACATCATTATATTTAAAATTAAAACCTTCTTTATTTTCTCCCAAACCTGATACTATACTATTCCATATGTCTTGATTAAATCGCCATTGTATTTCTATCGCATTAATTGGTAAAACAGGAATGCTAAATAATGTTTTATTAAATGCTATATATTTTGAACCACCAATTTCAATATCCATAAATACATTAGCTTTTTCTTCATTAACTAATAAAGAACCAAAATTAAATTCGAAACATTGCTCTGTAGAATTCCATGTACCTGGAATTTCGATGCTAGATTCTGATAAAACTTCATTATTGATTTTAACACCAGAACCAGTTAATCTAATTACAGCTGTATCTTTAATATCATTATCAAATGTATCAGCTACATCTTTAGAAAGATAATTATCACCAACGCGTTTAGGATATTTTGTATAAATTTTTACGGTGTTTTTTGCTCTAGTTGCGCTTTCATTATTAACTAACGGTATTCGTTTTTCTGATAATGGTGTATTATCTGAACAAACACCAAAGAACAAATTATTTTCTATACAGTATTCAATAGAACCTCTATTTGGATTTATAACATCCGTACCTGGTTCTAACCATTCTATAGTAATAACACCGTCATTTATCTTAATTTGATCATCATATAAATCTGTTTTTTGTAATAAAACATATTCAGTTGGGATTTCTTCGTATTTTTCAGATAATTGTTCAAACACCTCAGGATATTGTTTTTCTGAAATATAAATATATTCTATATCGTTTATTAAAATTTTTGAAATTGGATTTTCGTCCTTTTTAACTGTCAAAATAAATGTCATAGGATCAATTGAATTCCAAAGAGATGTTCTTTCAGAAGTTATTCTAAACGAAATTTCTGCTTTATCGAAATCTTTATTAAATCCATTTAAAGTTCCATGCAGTTTATATAATTGATACAATGGAGTTTTTGGATCACCACCTTCTACAGCTTCTGTATACATATCGACTATTTTGTCCGTTATATTTGCTGGACTATAAATCGTAGTTGAACATTGTACATTTACTTTATCAAAAATTTTATCTTTTGGTTTTAAATGTACTTCAATAATAAATGATCTACTTACATTTTCTTCTTCAGTTAAATGTGGATAAATGACGATTTCGCTGTTTAATAATTTATCTAAAGTTTCATTTACATTTATCCAATCTGGTAATCCATTTTTTTGAAATTCTACATAAACTTTACCAAGTTTTAATAATTGGTCAAATTCTAAAATTTTATCATCGGCATAAATTATTCTACTTAATATATAATTTACTAAGTCTAATAATTCTGTGCTGTCTTTTAATGTACCATCTTGTTTCCATAATGGTATTTCAGAAAAATCTATATTTAGATTTAATTTGTTATCGTTATGATAACGTGTTTCCAAAACTCCATTTTCGTTTTCGGTGACATTTCCATCTTCATCAAAATATAAATATTTATATTGTTTGAAAATATCTTTTTGTATTTTAGGTATATATGATAATGCCGAATTATTCCAGTCTATATGACATGAATCAATTAAATGATAATTTGAATCATTAATTGGAGCAATTTTGTCAGGTAACTCTATACCGCCAACGTTATATGAATAATTTATACCTTCAGATATAACATTTCTTTGTTCAGCCATTGTGTATTACTTTTTATATTTTTGACGTTTTTTATTTTTCTTCGCGATGAATTAATTTGAAATCCCATGTTACAGTTTTATTGTACATTTTTGGGGTTCTATATTGTGTATATTGTATGTTATTTATAGTAATCGAATTATCTCCATATTCAAAAGCCATTTGAATAGATAATTGGTCATGATAATAAAATTCTCCAACATAACCACTATCATGCCAATATCTTGGAACTAAAATAAAACCATAAGATGGAATAGTTTTATCATGTTCAAAAACTAATCTATTATTATCGTTTAATTTATAGTCGACTATTTCTTTAACATTTGTGAAGTTTTCGATAGATTCTTCATATTCAAAAATTGATGTAGCATAATATATTGGGTGTGTGAATGAAATACTAGGACTAAAAACAACTATAGAATCATTAGTTTCAGTTTTTGCAATTAATCTAAGTTTAATTGAATAATTTAAATTGTTATATGCCCTAATTGTTTTTGGTGTATCAAATGTTTCTTCAAATCTTGAAATCCAAACATATTTTTCTCCTTCAGCAATTTCATAATTTACTTCAGTTAATTGATAACATTCATTTGATGGGCTTAATGAATCAATTCCCTTAGATACTTCACTATATGTAGGGTTGCCATTATCAAATACTGGCATTATATAAGATAAATCAAATTTAGCTATATTTTCTGAAGATTCTACAACTACGTCAAAACCTACAATATTAATAGTATCAGAAACTGAAACAAAAATTGACTCATCTTTTATATTCAATGTTTTTACGTTTTCTGTATCGTTGTTTAAATAATATCTAATATCTAAATCGTTTACAGTGATACGATGATGTTTTAATAATGAAATCACATTTCTTGAATTCATCGTTAATTCATATTCATCACCATTATCGAATGTTATAAATCTTTTATTTTCATGTACAGAAACAGGATAGTTTTTACTATTTTCTAATGCAGTTAATTTTTGATTAAGATAAGTAAAATTTTGTTCTTCTTTTATATTTAAATCTTGTATATCTGTAAGAACTTTATTTCTAGTATTTATATCTTTAAAACCAAATCCTCCAGCTATATGTTCATTTCCTACATAAATATCAGTATATGGATTTTCTTTATCTTCCCTATCTCTGTCATTTTCAAAACCATCTCCATTAGAAACATAAATAATTATATCGCCATTATCTCCTGCACTAATAATGGTATTTGGATCATCAGTTATATAATAATGATTGATAAAAGCATTTTCATCAATTAATGATAATAAAGGAGTATTTATATTATTGTCTGCCATAATTTATTATAATGAATCTAATGTTGTGTCATCAGATAATGATATATTTGAAATTGAATCTCCTGCCACAGTAAAATCATAAATTGCATTTACTTCTAATAAGAAATGTTCAATAGGTCTATATGATGAAACTTTTAAGTCAAAACATAAAGATTTCTTAATCTGAGGATATTGAGAATTTAAATAGTATTCTAAAACAATAGGAACTGATAAAGTTTTTCCAACACCAATTTCTACATAACTTCCTACGCTTCCATCAGTTGAAATATTTGAAAGACTTTTAATATTTGGGAATAAGAAAGCTCCTATCATATCTACATCATCATTAAATCCTCCAGGAATTTTTCTTTGACCAACAAAATCTGCAATTTCAGTTTCATTATCTAAGTAAAATCTTGTTCCTTCTTCGTCGTCATAATAAAAATCTTCATAACATACTAAATAGTTATTTGATGTATTAGGATATAAGAAATGAGCAATTTCTAATGAACGATAAATATCTCTTAATGTTTGTATTCTTGCTTCTGCAGTTTCTTCTGCATTCTTATTTAAGAATTCAAAACGTTTTCCATTTTCATCCCATTTTAAACCTTTCCAAGTATTCATAAATATTGTATCTGAACCAGTATCTCTTTTTCTGAATCCTAATAATACTTGTTGGTTATTCTCTTTTAATGTTAATCTATTTTGCCAGTTTAAAACTGTTTCTTTTCCATATTTTATAAATTTCTCTGTATCGTTTTCATTTTGGAATTCAGTAGAACAATATAAATCTTCTGTTGTCCAAGGATTATTTTGGCGGAAATAAATCCATTGACCTAATGTTTGATAACCCAATACGTCATTAACCATAATTGGTACTCGTTCGTAATCAATTATAGTTTTTTCATAAAATGCATCATAACATAAAAGTAATGGTGTGTTTAAGTTTCCTGGGAATATTGAATAAAGTTTAACTGGAACATCACCAGTATTTTTTATTACGATATTCATTTCCTTTTTAACAAATGTACTAATAATATGTTCATTATTTAGTATGTTTACTTTATTTGTCATATTAGGAAGAAGTTTTATTTCTTCTGAATCATACATTAATGAAACTTCATACTTTTGTTTTGTTTCGCTATCTAACCAAGTTTGATATGTTTGCAAACTATTAGCGATTTCATTTAGCTTATCTTTTAATGATACCATTTTATTTTCAGGAGTATTGAAACCTGAATAAATATTTTCTGGCATATGATAGAACTTACTATCATTTACTGTTAATGCATTAGTAATATGATCATAATATCCATCGTTAATTAATGTAGCATTAAATTTAGCTGAAATGATATCGTTATTATTATCATTAATAATAGTCTTAACTTCTACATTATCTTTATATTCAGCTGGGAAAACTACCGTTATTTCATTTGACCATGGTGTATAAATATTAATGAATGGTTGACCAATATTCAATTTATATCTTACTCTAATCACTACATCCTCATCAGCTACGATTGGAATATCGATTTGGTTCCATTTGATGATGTTATTTGATGAATTATAGTTTTCAAATTTTATAGTATATGATTGAGTAACTGAATCAAATTCTAAAATTCGTTGTTTATCTATTGTAACATATTTATTCCAGTCAGAAAATACATTTGAATTAATAGAAGTTGTAGAAGTAGTCTCTTTATTTAATGATTTATATTTATATTCAACATCAATACCGATAACGTCTAGTTTTTTATTTATTGATGATTTTATATAACTTTCTAAATTTTCTACCTCAGCAATACCTCTAATTCTATATTTAATAGATTTTCCTTCAATCTTTCCAATGTTTGTATTGATATTTTCTACTACTGAAATTAATTGTTTTTGTGTTAACAATCTATCATTATAATGAGATGTTAAATCTAATTGTAATGAAGTATGTGTTATTTTTGTTTCTTGTGCAAAATCTGTATTAATTAATTTAGTATTTACATCTGAAATAGAATTATTAATAGCATTAAGTTTTGAAGTCAATTCATTCTTTTGTGCATGCAAATTAACAATTTCTTCTGTTGTTGCGTTTTCTGTTGTATGCTTATTAATAGGTAGAACTTTAAGAATATTTGTAGCATCTATTGTGTTACTAACTAAATTCTTTAAAATTGAAGAACTTTGTAATTCTTCTAACTGAGCATTATTTAATAAATCTAAATGTGGATATGAAATTTTACTTAAACTAGCAATAATATCTCCGATATTTGTACAATATTTTTCATAATATTGAATATAAGAAATTTTATTACCATTAGCATCTAATATAAAATTACCACCTTGGTCTGTAATGTAAATTTCATTTAAATTAAAGAATAATGCATTAGAAAGTAAAGATCTAACATTATTATCAACAGTACCAATAAATAAACAAATATATGGATTTTCCTCTAATGGAACATTAATATATTGATAATCTGAATAATCGTTATTATATATAGAAAGAACCATAGAAGAATTTTCACTAATTGGTTGTAATGTTATATGACCAACTTCTTCTTCAATTTCTATAACATTTGATGATTTTACTACAGATTTTACTTTAAATACGACCATTTCTGAATTTAAACAGATTTTATCACCGGCTTTTAAAGTAAATTCTATAGAAGAATCTTCTATATCAGTATATTTTAAAGTATCTAACTGTATTTTGTAATTATATTTTTGTGTTCCGGTAGTATCGTCTATCCAAGCGCTTGTTGGTATTGATAAAATTTTAAATTCTGATTTGTATTTATCACGTTTTAATGGAGTTTGTAAAATTGTATCATATTCTTCATAATCAATTCCCTTCTTTAATCCATAAGCATAATTTAAAAAATCTTCATATGAGTTTATTTGAGAAATTGCTAATGAACTAAAAACAGATTGTGAATGAATAATGATTTTCTTAACATAAATATTATTTATATTATTTGGAAGATTTGTTAAATTTAAACGTAAACATGTTCTTGGTGAAACTAAATCGCGTAATGCGTTATTATCTGTAATTAACGCAACAGGTGTATCGTCACTTACTGATGGTTTAATTGGTGCATAACCAGATTTAACCATTTTAAGTTTATACATATTAGATGTTTCTGATGCATTAAACCAAGCTTCACCAGATTTAGGTAAATCAAATAAATTATTAAAATTATTTGATAACATTTCTAATTTATTCTCTAAATATAAGAATGAAGGAATTCTGATAGTTGATTCTTGATTATACGAATCTTTAATTGTCACAGAAACTTCAGAACCATTAGTATATAATGATTGATTAATAGCAGTTAACATATTAACTGCATCGTTAAATAACCCTTCAAGCTTAATGTAATATTCTTTTAACGTATTATTTTTCATTACTTAGCAATCTCCCATTTATTTTTGTTTATATTTACTGAACCAGAACCACTTCCTGAAGATAATATTTGTTTTATGTTTTTTATTTCTTCTTCAAGGTCTGCAATTTTTGCGTTTCCTATAGTTGTATTTATCGTTTTTTCTAATTGAACAACTCTTTCGATTAATGAATTACAAATAATAGAATACTTATTTATTTGTTCAACTAAATTATTTTGATTTGCTAGAACATATGCAAATGTAGAAAATGATTTAGCTGTTTCAGATTGATAATCATCAGTAACTAAAAGCTTAGAGTTTGGGAATGGTTTAAATTGTGTGCCAATAACCAAAGACCAAGATTGACCATAACCAGTTTCTGCGTCACGTTGTAGTTTTACTGGATGTTGTGTTGTCCAAAAACCATAAGGAACTAATTTTGCATATTCATCTGGTTTTTGTATGTTTATAGGTTCATTTTCAATTATGATATTTGTGTTTGTCTCGTAATTTATATTAATGCAATCATATAACGGGATAATTATATTAAATTCAATATCAAAAGTTTTTCTGTTTTGATTAAAATTTAATTCAAGAAAATTAGTATCTAAAAAATATTGTTTATTTACGTCATCTTCAAAAATAGGCGCAACTCCTTCATAAACAGTTGGACAATTTGGTGTTTCATTCCCATCATTATCAGTATTATACCAACCATATAAATATCTTTCAGAATAATCATATTGAAAACCTGATTGTTTATCCTTGTTGCCGATTTTTACAATATATCCCTTTTTTATTTCATTAGAATCAATAGTACAAATTATGTCAGCGAATGTACCGTTATAATCTTGTTCAGATATTTCGCCAATATGAATTTCTTCTATACATTCAGAATCATATTTTTGCAACGCCTCAATAAGATAATTAAAATATAACATATTCATATCGGGATCTTTTCCTTCCGCAATTAACTTATCACGCAAAAACGCTAACTTGTTTTCATAATATCCAACAAGATAATTTTTAATAAGATTTTCCTTTTCTGATTCAAAATTAGAATTCAATCTTTCACTGTATAAACATAAGAATCTAGATGGAAATAATTTATGTTCTGTAGATAAATATACACCTGTCATATGTTCAGTATAGTTACTAAACGTTAAAAATGATGAATCATTACCTGATGTATAAAATAAATTCGTTTTTCTATTCATATCGTTAATTTAACTAATATCTGTTTACTTATATATAAAAATATATTTTTTGTAAAAATTTTGAAATATTATGTGTATTTTCTATATTAAATATATAGTAAAAAAGTAAATTAAAATTTAAAGTAAATGAAAACTAATATTGAATTTTTGAATACATCATTCTATCGTATGATTGATGTAGAAAACCAAATTGGTTGTGAGGTTATCGGTCGTATTATGATTGAGAATCTCCCAATCACAAAAGCAGAATTTGTAAATGAAATTTGTAAACGTTTTCCAGATGTTTCGCCAAGTGGAACATTTACATGTTTTGCAGTAGCTACTTGCTCAGCTAACGACGAGTTTAATGAAACTGTTGGACAACATATTGCAGAAACAAAAGCACAACAAAAAGTTTACAAACGAGCAATAAAACTTTATTCAGCTATTTATAATTTGATTGAACTTAAACAACAACGAATTGGAGAGTTTTTGAACGGATGTTATCATTCAAAACACAATTCAGATAAGCACATAATTATGTTAGATGAATGTCATAATAACCTTCCAAAATAAAAATTAAAATGCATAAATATTTTATTACGTTTGATTTAGAAACAACTGGTTTAGCAAAAGAACGAGACCAAATTATTCAAATTGCTGCAACTAAATATGATTATGCAACGTTCGAGGTAGTTGATTCAATTAATGAATACATTAAACCTATCGGAAATTATTCTATTTCAATTGCTGCATTTTTTAAACATGGTATAAAACCAATATTTTTGGAAGATAAACCTCATCTTAAAGATATTGCACCAAGAATTGTAGAGTTTTTTGGTGATGACGATGTAGATATCGTAACATTTAACGGTAATCGTTTCGATATTCCATTTCTTAAAATAGAATTAAACAAATACGGATGTGATATTGATTTCACAAAACGTCGTTGTTTCGATTGTTATCGTGAAGAAAATAGACGTCATCGCAATAATCTTGGTGATACTTTTACCCGTTACAACGACGGTGTAACTATGGAAGAGGCAGGTTTGCAAGCACATGATGCATTTTCAGATATTACTGCTACAACTCATATTTTTAAATGCCAATTGCAACAAGGTGGAATTTCACCAGAGAAAATGTATGGTGAAGATGGAGTATTTGAAGATAGAGACTTCCGTGGAGAAATTCGTCCATGTTTTACGCTTGGAAAATATAATCAACTATCTATAGATTTTGTTGCCTCAATTGACCAACAATATCTTGAATGGTGTATTTCAGATAAAAGCAATTTCCAACAATCAACAAAAGAATTTATTAAACAATTTTTAAACATTAACAAACATGATTAGAGAACAACTTAACGCATTAATGCTTATTTCAATGAAAGCTAGCGATAAAGTACGCACTAATGCTTTGCGAGCAATTAAAACTGCATTCATGAATTGGGAAACTGCAAAGGAAAATGTAGGTAAAACAATGAATGATGCTATTGAGTTTTCAATTATTAGTAAGTTAGTATCTCAATACGAAGATACTGCTAAACAATGTAATGATGGAAAACATGACGAGTTGGTTGCAGAGGCATTGGCTACAGTTTCAATTTTGAAAGAATATTTACCAAAACCTGCTACTGAGGAAGAAATTACTCAAACTTTCTTATGGATTCGCGAAGGTGCAGGTGATGCAGAACCACTAGAACCAGTTAAGAAAAATATGGGAGTATTTATTAAACGAATTAAGGAGATGCTTCCAAACGCAGATGGTAAAACAGTTTCGCAAATCGTACAAAAAAATCTACAATAAAACAATTATGGAAAAACAATTAATAGATAAAATAAAAGCTAATTATGGTGCTTTACATAATTTAGAAACACTTAAAAAAATTGACATAAATATAGATAACGAAGAATATTTAGACACAAAACAAAATATTTTAGATTCGTTGCACGATAATTTAGATGAATTTAAAAAGCTAACAGGAGTTGAATATAAATATTCAGAACATGTTTTAGATACACCATTTTATTTTGAAGTTTAACAGTTAATTAATATGAAATTACTTGGTTCTATACTTTTATTTTTGGCACTTTTGCCAATTGTTATTTTAGTAGGAGTTTTCTGCGGATTACTTGGTTTATGTTTACCATTAGTTAAATTAATTGATGTATGTTTACGAGATACTGATTATTATAATGACTTTTCTGAATTTATTTTCCTATGTTTTGGATTTGTTTATTTAATACTATGTATTCCATACTATACATATAAAGGAGAATAAATAACAATGAAAAGAATATCGTTTGCATCAATAGTTTTAAATATACTTATTATCACGTTCACAATACTCTTACTTCCAGTTTTTATTGGTTTAACTTTAACTGCAACGTTAGTTTGGCCAATATATTTGGTAGTAAGAATATTTGAACATTTTATCAAGCCTGATAATTATTCTATGGCTGATAATATTGAAGAATTTATAATGACATGTTATGGGTTAGGTCTTATTTTTCTGACATTCCCATACTCAATTTTTGAAGATTATGATTGAAAAAGTAGAAACACGAACAGATGTAATTCTAAGAGCTATTGAAGAATGTTTGGATGAAATGTACACAAAATCCCAACCTTCAGTTTCTTGGAAAGAAGTAAATCAACATATTGTTGATAACATCTATGGAGAAAATGTTAAAGATGGATATAATTTCCATTATCTTTCTGAGGCAGAGTTTTATGAGATTAAAGAAAAATATTTAACGATTTATAACATCAAACCTCATTGGCACGACCATTGTAACATTATTAAAGAGTATTTAATGAATGGTGGTCCAACTAACGAAAAGATAAATGGTTTTTATCAAAGCGTTTCATCAATTAATGAACAACTAAAAGATATTTTGGCAACAGATCCAAATGTTAAAGAAACGTTGGAAACTGTATTTGATATGTTGCAAAAATGTGAAGACTTTTATAAATTTAATATAGATGAACAAACATTTTTATCAAATATCTCAAATTTTGCGCCATCATCAAATAAAGAAACAGTTATTGAAAATTGGAAGAAACTTGGCCAGGATATTGAAATTAAAAACAAAGTAGAAGATCCTTATTCTGGTGAATTAGTTTTTCCAGAAACTCTTGATGGTTGGTTCGAAGGGGCAGTTTTTAATTATGATTTAGATGAATGGGTAACACCAGAAGATATGAAAATCTGGGAAGAAAACCACGAAAAACCAAATATTATTGACGAATCATATGGAGAATACCAGTCGAATAATTAATCTAAATGAAATATCTAAAGTTGCATTTGAAAATATTTTTAAATGTAAAAAATCAGATATTCATTTTTTAGAACATCAAATATTAAAAGAGGCTTGCGCTCTTAGTTCAGTTAATAATATGAATGATTATTTAACTGGATTAGAAGAAAAACAATCTCAACCAGAATTAAATCAAAAAGTAATCGATACGTTATTACAAGCATTATCTTTATGTTATTTGAATAATATTGATTTGAATACTATTTTTAAAATGGAGGTAAAATAAATTATGAAGAACTTTACAGAATTTATTAATGAACAAAAAGGTCAACCCATTGATGACCAATGGTTGAATAATGAGAAACCTGTTCAAACTAAGTCAGGTCATCAAGTAATTATTACTAAGATTGATATGTCAGAAGTACCAAATAAGATTATTGGTCAAGTAAAACTTGGTGAAGATTTGTTTGAATATGAATGGGATGAAAAAGGAAATTGCACTAAGGCATTAGATCAACGAGGTAATCCAAAACAACCAGATGAATCAGATGCTTTAGTTAAAGCTATTTAATTTTTTTAAACATTTTTTGAAAACAAAAAATAAACTTATCTATATTATAATAGATAATTTATTAAACAATTAACACACTTAAATAACACTTTTTATTAACCACTTAAATTATTAAGTAAATGAAGAAAAATACAAAGAATGAACCACTTCTAACAGTAAAAGACGAATTAGATGTTTTTGGACCTTTTAAGAATGACAAAGAGCGAATCAAATATATTTCGCGAGCTTATAAACATCTAAGCATTGCAAAGGCGTTTGAAAAGTATTATGGCTTACAAGTTAGTCAAGAGATTAAACGTAATTGGAATGTTAATGACGTTATTAAAATTGAAGTTGGTAAAATTTACACAGGAACTGTTAAACAATTCAACGATAAATATATGTTGTTTGAGGTTCCAGGAGTTAAGGATGAACTTATCTCAAAAGAAGCACTTTGGTGCTATAGCACATCAATTAACAATTATCTTCTAACACACAACAATCAACTCATGTTTGAGGTTCGTGAGAAGGCCGACGGTAAGTATTATGTTTCTGTTCTTAATGCATACTACCGTAAATGGATGGAAGCTATGGAAGCTGCCATGAATGGAACAAAATCTATTAATGTTCATATCGACCAACTCGTAAATGGTGGTTATGTATGCCACTGTGATATCGCTCCTCTAACACAACTTACCGGACAATCTTTCACATCATCAGTGTTTATTCCTGGTTCACATATTGTTCTTAATATTGAGAATGATTTCGAACGTTGGGTAGGTCAAGACGTAGATATTGTTCCACAAAAGTTCGTAGATTTCCGTGTAGACAAACGCAACGGTACTATTGAGAAATCGTTGGTTGGTTCACGTAAGCGAGTTCTACAACTTATGGGTAACTATTACCTATATGAGATGTGGCAAACTCATAAACTTCTTGATTCAGATGTTGCGAAAGTAGAGAAGCCAGTTTACCAAGGTACAGTAACCGGTATTATCAATTCAGGTAAAAAGGTAGGTGTATTCGTTGAGATTAACGATAAGTACATTACTGGTTTGCTTCCATTGGCTGGTGAAGACCTATTGGATTATAAGCCAGGTGACCCAATCAATATTCGCATTGCAGAATTTGAGGTACAACCTGAGAAAGAACCATTCATTATTAAGAACGAGGAAGTTGTAAAATGTTTTACTCGTCCAGTATTTGAGTTGGCATAATTGATAAACATTTTTGGGTAGGATAAAATTTTCTACCCAAAAATTTTGAAAATCTACATTTTTATTCTATATTGAATTTACATTAATCAACAATAATTTATTAACTTTTAAACAAATTTTAATCACATGGTGAATTTAAATTTAATTTTGGGTATTGTTATCCCTATCGTTCTTTTGGGTGTCGCACTTTTGGCAATGTATGTTAAGGCTCCACCTTCAGTAGCTTACATTTTGTCTGGTCTTCGAAAAGAACCACGTGTTTTGATTGGTACTGGTGGTTTTAAGGTACCTATTATCGAGCGTTTGGATAAGACATTCCTTGGACAAATTTCTGTAGACGTTAAAACATCAATGCCAGTTCCAACACATGACTTTATCGATGTAACGGTAGATGCAGTTTGTAAAGTACGAGCACTTCCTACACCAGAGGGTATTCGATTGGCGGCAAAGAACTTCCTTAATATGACAGCAGATGAGATTGCAAGATCAGTAAAGGATTCTTTGGAAGGTAACATGCGAGAGGTTATTGGTGCTATTTCACTCCAAGGTTTGGTAACTGACCGAGATGCTTTCTCTGATCAAATTCAACAAAAAGCTGCAAAGGATATGGCTAAGCTTGGTCTTGAGATTCTATCATGTAATATTCAAAATATTACTGACCAAAAGGGATTGATTGAGGGTCTTGGTGCAGATAATACTTATAAGATTCGTAAAGAAGCTGCAATTACAAAAGCTAACGCTGAAAAGGATATTCAAATTGCCGAGTCAGAAGCTAAGAAAGCTGCTAACGATGTTCGAGTAAAGGCTGAGACTGAGATTGCAGAACGTAATAACGAGTTGGCAATTCGTCAAGCAGATTTGAAGAAAGATTCAGATACAAAGAAAGCTGAGGCCGATGCTGCATACGAAATCCAAAAACAAGAGCAGTTGAAGACTATTAACATTAAGACTGTAGATGCCGAGATTGAACGTACAAAACGTGCTCAAGTCCTTGCAGATGAGGAGGTTAAGGTAACACAAAACAAACTTAAGGCTTCTGTAAATGCTCAAGCAGATGCACAAAAGTATAATACCGAGGTTGATGCTCAAGCTCGAAAGATTAAAATTGAGACCGATGCTCAAGCTCAATTAGAGCAACAAAAACGTGAAGCTGAGGCTAAAGCATATATGGCTGAGCAAGAGGCTAAGGCAGTAAAGGCTAAGGCAGATGCAGCAAAATATGCAGCACTTCAAGAGGCAGCCGGTATTGAGGCTAAGGGTAAGGCAGAGGCAGCTGCTACACAAGCAAAACTTCAAGCTGAAGCTGAGGGTATTCGAGCTAAGGGTGATGCTGAAGCAGAGGCAATGGATAAGAAATCAGAAGCCTTCAAGAAATCAGAGTTCGCTAAGTTGGAGATGGTTCTTGAAATGCAAAAGGCAGTTCTTCCACAAGTTGCAGAGAACGTTGCTAAGCCAATGGGTCAAATCAAGGATGTAACTATCTACGGTACATCAGGAAACGAGGTAGCTGGTCTATCACACAACGTTCCAACCGTAATGAAGCAAACATTCGATATTGTTAAGGATGCTACCGGTGTAGATATGACAAATATCGTAATGGCAAATTCAATGGATGCTAAGGTAAATAAGAATGTTAATCTTAACGGAGGAGTTACCGTAGATTAATCATTTCATACTTAAAAACAACAAAGCCAGAACTATTCTGGCTTTGTTTTTGAAACAAAACAGTTTTTTGTCTATTTTAATATTAACAAATAATTGAAATTATGGGCAAAACGGGACTTAAAGATTTAGATTTTGAATTTTGTAAAGATATAGAATTTGAAATTGCAAAAGAAAAGTTTAATGGAATATTTCCTCATAAATATGAAGTTTTTACTGAGGTATGTCTTGTAGACTTTAAAATTAAAACTCCATTACGACGAGCAATTATTACAAAATGTTATCCGCATTACATTAAAGATGATGCAATTTCATATGAAGTTGAATTGATTTCAACAAAAGAAAAAATTAGGGTAGCAGAAAATGATTTAATAATTATACCAAATACTAAAGATAAGGAATGTCCAAAAGTTGAAACCATTAAAGAACCAGAAACAGTAAAAATTACGGCGATACCAGAAGAAAAAAATATTAATGATAATATAATAGATACTGATGTTGAAAAGGTTCAGGTTATTGAGGATAAACTAGAAGATTTAAACAAAAGCTTAGATAAAAAACTTGATAAAGTTTCGAAACTTACTAAGTTATTATTTGTTTCACATTTTATTTAAAGAATATGAAAGCTTACGTACAAAGAATACACCTAATAGATAGTTGGGAAGATACAGATAAACTTTCTGATAAGGGTCTGCTTAATTTAGCAACATATCTTTATTCAGAAGGATTTATCAAAGTTAATGTTGAATGGGATTCGGAAAAGAAACGTAATGTGACTCATTATTCAATCGAGGCAGTCATAAAGGAAGAATATAAACCTGAAACAAATAACGAATCTTCTGAAGATAATACTCAAAAACGAAAAGGTTTTTTTGAAAGACTATTTGGATAAATCTTTATGAAATATAAACGACAGAAGGAACTAATTTCTTAGTTCCTTCTTTTTTAATCTTACGATTTTATATTAAATTTCACCAAAATATGTGTTAGTTTTTTCATCAAAAATAACTTTACCGGTGAATAGTTTTCCATTATATGTTAAGTAGGTAGATTCTGGAACATAATCATTCCATTTCAAATCAATAGTTTTAACATCTCTAACTTCGAAATAGTATGAACCATCTTCATTTTGTTTCATCTTTTTTAGATTAGTGAATTCTACTTCATTTCCTTCTTTATCTACATATGTATATTTTACATCTGTATCTATAATTTGTTTATACTCTTCATTAAATTGTAATTCAACGTTTTGTGTATAAACATTCATTTTAGTTAAAACTCCTGAATAAGTTCCATCTTGATTATCAATAACATTACCTACATATTTTTTCTTTTTTCCATTTTCATCAAAATAGTAGTATTTCATAAGCTAAATAAAAAATTATTTTTCTGTTTAACCACGGTCAGTTAATGTAATATTAACTTTTGACCAAACACCAGATTCAGCATAAGCTATAATATCACCATTACCATTTCTATCAGCAAGATTAACGATAATTTCTCCTGGAACAGAGAAGTCTTCTACAATACTCATCATAGCTTCACGACCTTCTTGAACTTTAAAGTAAATAGATTGATTAGTTGCATCTACTGGTGAAATAGTATAAGATAATACAATTTGTTTAACTTCAGGATCTGTTACACGTCTTGAAGATTCGGTGAATTCTAAGTTATCAACTGGTCTTCTGTTCTTTTCTTCGATTGTTTGATGGTTTGGAGCAATAGAAGTCCAAGCATCATAATAATATGGAGTATTACCAGTTAAATCCAAATTCTTACCAATAACTTCATTATATTGATTATAGAATGTTTTGCTATAATAAATAACATTATCTGGATCTAATGTTTCTGCTAAAAGATATTTTGAATCATTTGGAATAAAACAGTTTGTATGTGCAGGGAACTCGCAGAAGTTTTGAGGTGGAGTTGATGCTTCAAATGTAATTTCATCAAGTCCTGTACATCCATCAAATGCATTAGCACCAATGTATTCAATAGTTGATGGAATAACTACATTATTCAAACGTGTGCAATTTTCAAATGCTCTACGTTTGATCATTTTAATTTGAGATGGGAAGTTAATCTTAGTTAGGTTTGTACAATTTTTAAAAGCCTCTGCACTAATTTCATTTGTTCCATCTAACGCAAATTTAACATTATGTGTTTTAGCTGTAGCAAATGTATATGTGTAAGGGATTTTATCATTTTCACCTAATTCAGTTTGTACTCCGTCAATTATAAGTTTATTTATCATATTCTAGTGAAATTATTAAATTTATTTATGCAAGTCTATAATAGTATCTACATATTCTACTACATCAACATCTCCAGTATAAGATGTACCATCAAAAGATAATGAATCAAATTTAGAAAAAACTCTTTCAACATTATCTGGATCCATGTAAGTAAAACATGAATCAAATGTCTTATATGTATGATTCATTACACAATTAACTGGAACGTTAACTGTTACATGTTGAGTACAAGAATATGAATTACCTGTTTTATTGTAGTTTCCATTATAATCATGTTCAACTCCAGCATCATCAACATATGTTAATTTTGCAGGAATCTCACTAACTACATGTTGTTCTAATTTAACTCGTTTTGGAACACGATTTTTAGAACGTACATCTCGTGTTGAAAAGGTTATATTCATAATAAAACGATTGTGTATTGTTTTAATTAAAAATAAATTTCATTCAAAAAATTTCTCCGTAACAATAATGAATTTCATATTATTGTCTTCGGCAAATTTTTTCGCTGCTATCCACTTATCAGTATTTCTTATCCAGTTTTCTTTTAACCACATAGAATCAGTTGCTGATGGTTTTCTTGTTTGATTGTCTGGTTTAACTTCTACAATACATCTAACACCTTCAGAGTTTTCAATAATATAATCTGGATAATAATTTTGATTTTTCTTAAGAATTCTAGAAAAATATGGAATCTTAATTGGTTCTGACGCCCATTTAACTATCTTTGGATTTTGCTCACAATAATTTATAAACTGCAATTCCAATCCACTTCTATAAATAATAGGATCAGTTTTACAAGAAGAATAATACTTTTTACATCCAGCAGGATCTATTGTTCCTTGTTTGTAAAATGACTTCTTATTTGGCTTAATATGTTTTATGAATAAATCGCTCATAGTTTTAATCTTCTCTATATAAATAATTATAAAAAATTAAAGTAAAACAAATTAAAAATTTGAATATTTTTAATAAAACAATTTTTGAATAACATGAAAAGCCTAACACAACATATAACAGAGAAACTTGTATTGAACAACAATACAAAAATTAGAAAATATAATTATCATCCTAAAACAAAAGAAGAGTTGATCAAAATTATTAAAGATGAAGTTGAGAAGAATGGTTGGGAATGTGATCTTAATCATATAGATGTTAGTCAAATAACTGATATGTCATCTTTGTTTAGTGAGGCTTATACCGGATATGGCTTAGCAAAATTTAATGGAGATATTTCTGGTTGGGATGTAAGTAACGTTAAAGATATGAGCGACATGTTTTGGTTTGCAAAATCATTTAACTCAGATATATCTAAATGGGATGTAGGAAAAGTTACCGATATGTCAGAAATGTTTAATGGAGCAACATCATTTAATCAACCAATTGGAGATTGGGATGTCAGTCGTGTTACTAATATGTCACATATGTTTAAAAATGCAAAAGAATTTAATCAACCAATTGGAGATTGGGATGTATCTAACGTTAAAGATATGAGTTGTATGTTTAATTATGCATATTCATTTAATCGAGACCTTTCAAAATGGAAACTTAAAGCTAATTGCGATATTATCAATATATTCTATGACTGTCCTATAAAAGAAGAATACAAACCAAAGTTTAAAAACTAAACACAATTGAATCGAATATATAAAAATTTCTATATTTAATTATGGAAGCGCAAAACAAACCAAAAACGATAGGAGATTTAATAAAACGTATACAAATAAAGGATGTTATTTTCGTAGTAATTATTGTAATTATGGGGTTATTTTGGTTTAGATCATGTCAAAATAAATCTATAATGCAAGATAGATATGAAAATAATATTGCTGCATTATGTGATACAATAACTTATTTAGAAAATGAAAATGGAGAATTGGTTGCATCAAAACTTGCATTTGAAACAGATGTAAATACCTTGAAATCTTTAAATGAAGAACTATATAATGAAATTTCTGATTTAAATGTGAAACTTAAAAAACTACAAAGTGGCACACATTTTAACGGACAAATAGTTTATCAACCTGGAGATACTGTTTATATAGTTAAACATGATACTATACAAAACGGATTTGAGAAAAAATTTGATTTTTCGAATAACTGGAGATTGCTTTCCGGTTCAATGCTTTATCAAAACGATTCATTATCTCTTCATTTTGATAAAGATATAGTTAACTTTGATTACACAATAGGATTAGATAAAGATAACAATATACATATTAAATCAGATAATCCATTTGTTAAATACAATGAGATATCCGGATTTACTGTGCCAAAACCTCGTCCAAAACGATGGGGATTAAGCGTTTATGCTGGTGTTGGTGTAAACTTAGGATATAATCCTTTCCAACAAAAAACTCAGATGACATTAGGACCATCTGTAGGTTTCGCAGTAACATATGATTTGATACAATGGTAAATTATGAAAACATTACGAGAATATATAAACGAATCTATTTCAGAAAAGAAATATACAGATGCAATTATAATTGCGAATAATAAAGCATTAATTTTAAGACGTGCTTGGTATATGAAACTTTTTCCAGGTAAATGGGGATTTGTTGGTGGATCAATAGATAAAGGAGAAGATTCAAAAGAAGCAGCTATTAGAGAAATCTGGGAAGAAACAGGTATAAAACTAACAAGTGTAGAAATACATAATATGAAGTTTTTACGAAATGAAAAACATGAAGATGGTTCTTCTACAGATTATTGGGTAGTACAATTAGATTATACACCAGAAGTTAAGATTTCAAGAGAGCATAGCGTATTTGCTTGGCATTCATTAAAAGATAAAGGTTATGAGTGGATAAAAGGAAAGTATTATGCCTTGATGGATGCGTTTGAAGTTGCAGAAGTAGGTGAATGTTTAAATGTACAAATGGCAACACCATTAAATACACTTGGTGCAGGCAATATTGTTAATACGGAAACTGGTGCACCAGAAGCATTACCAGTCAATAAAACAAAACGAAAGAAAAAACGTATCGTAAAAGAATCAAATGATGATTTTGCTTTATCTTATTTCTTAGAAGATATTATTTATGATGAAAGTTTTGAGGATTATTGTTATTCAGTTTTTGGTGAAGGTAATTCTGAAAAAACTATAAGAAAGAAACTAATTGATGGATTCTGTATGGAAGTTTGTATGTTTACAAGTTGGCGTAGTAAAATACAAGATATAGAATATTATTTATTAGACGATAGAGGTGATGCATATCATTTTTTGATGAAATACAAAAATAGATGGTATGATGCATTTAATTTTACTGGTGTAGATAAGTTAGAAGATTTAGAATTTGTACATATGTATATGTCTAAATATAATGAAGAACAATTACATAAGTATTTAACATTAGTTTCAAAAGATGATTTTGATCATAGTAGGGCAATGGATTTAATTAAATAAAAAAATATAAAACAATTGAATAAAAATGAAACCAATTACTGAAGCAGTAAATTTAGTGATTAATAGAAAACTGATAGTTATTTCTTTTAATGATAAAATATTTAATAAACTTCCTGAATCTTTAACAATTATAGATGTTGACGGAAATGATTTTGAACTTAAACAATGTGCATTATCATATTCACTTGATAATAAATCATGGAAACATTTTGAAACTTATACAGATTTAAAAAATAGAATCAATACATTAATTGAAAAACACAACAATAGTTTTGAATTTTATTTACGTTTACGTTTAGGATCAAATAATGTTGAATCTATAAAACTAGATGGAGAAGTTTTACAAAAATCAGAATATAATGTTATATTAAGAAAATAACAACTAAAATATGGGAATAATTAAAAAACCTGAACATACTTCGCTTGGTGAAACTCCTGGATTAAAGGAGATAGTAACTCATAGATTTAATGATGCTGAGATTGAAAGTTATAGATTAGATGAAGCCATAAATCATCATCCATTATCTCACAAACCAACTAACATTAGATCTAAACTTGCTTATGCAGAGATAATAAAACAGCTAAAGCCAACGAAGAAATATTTGTTGCCTGGTGAATTAGTTTTGTTTAATTATCTTGAACCAAAATTTAAAGAGGATTTGGAATATTACGATAGAACTCCAATGACTTTATTTCTTGGTTTAATTAGAACTAAAGATAATACAATTCGTGAAGTTGGAATAAACTTACATTATTATCCACCTTTTGCTAGAGCAAGAATACTTCAAAAATGTTTTGAAGTTTTTAGACCATATTGGGAAAAGAATTTTAATGATACTAAACATAAACCAAATAATATGATAAGTTATAAAGCACTTAAACATATTATGAGACATAACTTGAAATTAGCTTTTGGTATAAAAATGTATATTCCTGTTCTTCGTGGAGCAAGTTATGTTGTTCCAGGTAGATTATTAAGTACAGCATATTTTACAGAAGGTCACTTCTCAAAAGCTACTTTACAACAAATATTTAAGTTTTGGAGACAATTTTAAATTTATTTTTATAAAAACAATTATACTTATAAAGAAGAATAATGAAAACATTTTTAGAGTACGTTAATGGTAAATCAGATAATGATATTTTAATGATTGATGAAATGCTTAACGATGAAATGCTTATTACTGAAGGCGTTTTTAAAGATAAATTTTTCAGTGTATTAGCAAAAATATTCGGTAAAAGCGCACAAGGCTGTTTAAATAAAATAGAAGATCAAAACATTAAAAATAACGTATCATTAACACAGGCATATTTCGCCAAATTGAATAATAAAGAAACAAATAAAGAAATCACAGCATTAAATGATACTTTAGCAAAGTTAGATAATCAAGAAGCTATTTTAAAAACTGTTAAAGAAACTGTTAAACAAATTTTAGATGATAAAAAAGAAGCAAGTTATGCTCAAGCATTATATCTTCAAAATATTCTTGAAAAATCAGAAGATTCTGAAGCACAAGAATTAGCTAAAAAACTTGATGAAAAGTATAAAAATGGAGATGAAGCTAAAGAATATGAAAAAGCAAAAAAAGTTATTTCTTTAAATTTTGACAAAATAAGAAATAAAAACATAAGAGAAAATGGCGATAAAAAAATATTAGAAGCTATTAAAGGGGTATCTGAAGAAATCACTAAGTTATCTGAAATTGCTAAACTAAAAAAACCAGAGTTAGCAGCAGGTAGAATTTATGATTATTTAACTAAAAATTACAGAAAACAAACCGAAAGCGAAAAGGATGGAGTAAAAACATTATCTTACGGATTTAATAAAGATGTAATAAACGATAGTAAAGTAACGGAAGAAGTTTTAGTTAAAGATTTCGTTAGGTTTATTACATCATTATCGCAAATTCAAAGCCAAACATTACTTAAAAACTTTGTTTCAAAATTGAAAGAGACAGATGGTAACAAGGACAAAATTTTACAAGCATTTGGAATAAAGGGTGGTAAAAACACTGGCAAACCAGAAGAACAACAAACTTCAGCAAAACCAGAAGAACAACAAACTTCAGCAAAACCAGATGAAGAAAAAAAGTAACAATTAAATAAAAACAATATAATTTGAGGAAAAATGAAAATTTTTCCTCTTTTTTTGAATTTATACTAGCCGGTTTTACTATATTTATAAAAATATATTTACGACGTCGACACGTGAAAGAATTTTGTATAGTAATTCCGGTATATAAAACGGAGTTAGATTGTATTGAACAAATTTCATTAAAACGACTTAATGAAGTTATTGGTGATAAAGGTTATGATGTTTATTTAGTTTGTCCTCATAATTTAGAGATAACAAATTTCACCAATATTTATAAAGATCTAAAAACTAAAACTTATTCTCCAGATTATTTTAGAAACACCGCAACTTATTCTCAATTATGTGTTTCTTATGATTTCTACAATGATTTTTCAGATTATAAATACATGATTATTTATCAGCTAGACTGTTATATGTTTTATGATAAATTGACAGAATGGTGTAAAGGAGATTTTGATTATATTGGTGGTCCAATTCTTTCAACTGATTGCGGTTGGAATACTGTTAAGAAAAATCAAAATGGTGCTTATCATCCATATGTTGGTAATGGTGGATTCTCATTAAGAAAGATTGAAACATTTAAAGAAATCACAGATCCAAACGGTGAGTTTAGAAAGCGTTATGAAATTACGGATGAAATTTTAAAGAACGTAAGATTTGAAGATAAATTCTTCTGTAATGATATTTACGATTATTTCAAGTTGTATACACCATCTTGGTCTGAATCTCTTTATTTTGCTTTGGACATGTCAGTTGATATTGTGTTTATAAATATGAAATGGCCAGGTACACCAATGTGTGCTCATGCAGTTGATAAAAATATTAGATATTGGAAGAAGGTTATTCCTGAATTTATTGATAATAAAGAAGTTATTGATTTCTGTGAAAAGAAACATGAAGATTTCTTTAAATTATATTATGATGAGAATGATTCAACATTCCGAGTAGCTCCAAAATGATAAGAGTATTTTTTGACCATCAATACAAATTTCTTGGAAATAATATTAGAACTTTTTATGAAATTCTTATTTCTGAATTAAAGAAAGATAATGAATTTTTTATTATAGAAAGCGAAGATATTAAAGAATCAAAGAAAATTCTTTTACAAGAAAAATTTGATATTTTTCATCCAACAGGAATGGATAATTATTTTATTAAATCAATTTCAGATAAAAAACAACTTATTGTGTTTATTCCAGACATGATTGATGAAATATTACATGATAAAGTTGTCGAGGAATTTACTGATATGATTTATAAAATTGTAGATAATAAATCAAAACAAATTTTTCTTTCAAATAAAATTATTTTCCCGTCAAAAACTACAGAAGATTATTTCTGGGTTCTTTATAAAAGATATAAATATCTATTACCTGACCAAAAAATTCATAAGATAGATTTTTGTGGAAATAACTTAGAAGAAGGTGAAGAAATACACGGAAAATATATTTTGTATTCTGACGATAGACTTTATCCTATTCCATACAAAAAATTTTTAGAAACAGTATCAAACCTATCTGATTGGTTAAAAGAAAATAATGATATTAAACTAGTTATTACTGGATATGATTTGTCTGAAAAGGAAAGAGATTTAATTAAAACGTTAGGATTAACTAATTTAATTTTTTATAAAGAAAAAACAAAAAAATTGTATGAAGGTGCTTTAGTTACGATTTTTCCTTCTATTATAGATGGTTTTAATGTTAGTGTGTTTGAAGCTATTTTAAACAATTCATTATGTTTGTTTAATTCTAAAAACCCATATTTCAATGAAATTATAAAAGATAATGATGTTTTAGTATATGATGAAGAAGTTTTAGAGGATTTATTGGATGAGATAAAAAATCTTGATGAATTCGATAGAAGTAAATTAATAGAAAATCAAAAAAATATGATTCCTAAAACAGATTTCGTTGCTCAATATAAACGAATTTTGAAGGAATCTTTAGAATAATATATTTTTAAATATAAAAAAGATAAATACAATTTTATTACAAGAAAAAGATATGAAAACGTTTTCTAATTTTGTAAAAAACATTAATGAAAATTGTACTACATCTGATGTAAATCCAGGCAATGGTATTGGATTGGGAGTAACCAACCATTTAACACCCGTTCAAAATATAGTAACAAACTTGCGCAATTTGTTTACTCCAGTTAATGGTGTTGTTGCAACTATTGCAGAAGATGGTTTTTCTGTAAAACTACATAGTTCAAAATTCATTAATAAAGAAGAAACTGAGAAATTCTTATTTGCTCCAGTTTACCAAAACCAATCTTTATATTCTTATATTGTGGCTCAAGGATTGGATAATATGAAGATGCTAAATTTAGGTCAATATATCGTAGTTTATTTTGGTCCTAAAGATATTAAAGCAGCTAACCCAGGTCAAGAACCAAATACCTGTGCTACACCATGCAAAGAAATGTTAGATTTAAATATCGCAGAAGCAGAATACATTATTAAAGAATCTGATGAAGATGAAGAACTTGAACAAATTGCTAAGGCAAATTTAAGAGCTATTATTGCATCACAAGATAAAGTAAAAGCTGCAAAACAATTTGCTATTTTAGTTGGTCAACAAATGAAATTACCTCAAGATTATTACTTTGCTGGAGTAAAATCACAAGATGGTGATGAATCAATTGCTCTTCGTTGGAAATACATTAAGCGTAAACCACACAATAAATCAGTAGAAATTACTCATTCACTAATGAATATTTTTGGTGATGGTGAAGATGCTATTTGGATTGGCGATTTTGACAATAACGCAAAATTCTTATTACCAGAAGATGTTAAAGAATTGATTGAATCTATTCTAGAATTATTAGGTGCTACAAAAACTGATGATCCATGTGTTTACAAGATTACAGATGAGATTGTAGATACCAATACAGACGATGAAAAGAAGGATGATTCTTCATCTGAAACTTCAGATAATGAAGAATCAGATAAAAAATCTTCTGAAGAAGGAGACGGAACAGAAAAATCTTCTGAAGAAACAGAATCAGATAGTCTTCTATAATTAGCTTTATAAATTTAAATTTATTGTTTAACCTTTTAAAATGAAAACAGTTTATGATATTATTAACGAAACAAAAGATACAGAAAAAATTTATTTCGTAACTGGTGACGATAAAACAATTCATTCAGCTTGGATTGATAAAAAATCAGCAGAAGACGAAAAAGAAAAATCAAACGAAGAAATTGGATGTGATTGGTTTTCTGTAGAAGCTGAAGATAAAGCTAATATTATTAAATAAGTATTTAAGAAATAAAATACATATATTTGAAGAGGAACTTAAAAAAGTTCCTCTTTTTTTGAAATAATTCTTCCTATTATTCTATATTCAATTAATATCAAATATATACACAAATTTACACAATTTTATTCTATGTTAAATTACGGTGCTAAGGAATTCGTTCGTAGTTACTATTATAGTGATATGAAACATCAACGATTCCATGTTAAACGTGATATAGTTAACGGACGTCTTTGTGAACGATTTGGAACACATACAGCCACAACTGTGATTCTAAATATGTACAAAGTATATGATCCAAGTGTTAAATCTAGTAAATATGTTTATCTTGGTGGAGTGGCACGCCAACATCCAAATGATCATGTTATTACAGCAGAAGAAGGATACGAAATGGCAAATCTTAATGCTAATTTGAATCCTACTATTGTTTTAACATATGATACTCCTGCAGATACAAGATCTTTAATTCAATTGATGGAACTTTATGTAATGGGTCTCCCAAAAGAGTTTATCAGAACTAAAGAAGAAATTGCTGCATTAGAAGCTAAAAAATATATTGGATAATCTTAACTAATGGAAAATCAATCATTAATTAATCGTTTCGGTTTTAGTGAGATGTATGAATGGAAACAAATTCCACAAAATCCATTAGGAATTTTTGTTTCATTTGATAATGAACGTCCAGATAAGATTGTTCCTTATGGGGAAGTTAGAGGTGCTAAAGTATTAGGAATTAGTACAGTTAATTCAACAATTGATTCTGATGATCCAAATGAATGGAAATATTCATACATGTGCAATGAAATCGGCGATATTTATTTACAAAAAGAAAAATTAGCGGTTGGTGGAGAAGTTTATGATCAGGTTTTAGAATTGAATTATATTCAAACGCGTCCTTGGGAGCATTTTATTCCAATTAATAATCCATCTTTAGATAAGAGTAAGAAATACGTTCCTCGTACTGCTCGTGCAGAATGGGTTCGTGTAAATCTTCTTGGTAAAGCTATTGTTAGAGATAATGGAGAATGCGTACCTGGTCAATATTGTCAACCATACGTTGGTCATTTAAAAGAATTCTTTGGAACTGCTGTACCTGCAGTAGAAGATTCTAATCTACAAAAATATTACGTATTAGCTCGATTGTCTGAAAAATCGATTCTAGTATTGAATAAATAAAATATGGCAGCGAAGAAAAAACTAGACAAAGTTAGTGTTATCACCACATTTTATAATGCAGAAAAGTTCATATTAGATGCAGTTAATTCAGTTAATCAACAAATCATTGATGGTTTTGAATTAGAATACGTAATCGTGGATGATAAATCTCCAGATAAATCTCGTCAATTATTGGAGAGATACATTAAAGATAATGTAAAAAATCCAAATGCTCAATGGAGAATTGTAGAACCAGAAGAAAACTTAGGATGTGGTGGTGCTCGTAAGTTCGGTATTGATAATGCAACCGGTGATTATTTCATGTTCTTGGATGCAGATGATTATTATCTGAAAACGGATTTTGTATTAAGAGCGTACAAAGAAATAACTACTGAGAAAGCAGATATTGTTGAATATGGTATGATCATGAATCATGCAAATGGTCAACAAGCAAATAATACAGCTCCTCAACGTTTCGTTATTGAGAATAATCCAGCTGGTGCTGAAATCGCATTATTCAAAGATAATCTTATTAAGTTTAATGTTTGGTGCAAGATTTATACACGTGCTATTGTAGAATCTTATCCATATTCAACAACAAGAACTTATGAAGATGTTCGTACTATTCCAGTATGGATTTCTAACGCAAAGAAGATTATCATTATGCCTACACCAGAAATTAATTATCGAGCAGCTACTGGTTCAATTATTCGTACAGATATGGTTAAAACACGTCTTGGTACTATTACTGCTATTGCAGAACTTTTCCCAAGATTTAAAGATAATTACCAAGTTCTTAAAGCAATGTACGGTAGAGCAATGGTAGATTTAAAAGCTATGTTACATAATCATTCATCTAACGATGAAGGTTTTAATGAAATGTCTCGTTTAAATACTACTATGTTATCTTATCTTGTTAAGAATTGGAAAGATGTAACATATCATATTGAAGATGATCCAGAAGTAAACGGTAAAGCTAATGTTAAAAATGATAATCCCGTAGAAGATTTGAAAAATACAAAGCTTTAATTATTTTGTTAATAGAATTGAATGTCCAAGTAGAAATACTTGGGCATTTTTGTTTATATATTTATCACACAAAAGACCTATTTTAATATTTTTAATTATAGAATATTATATCATAATACATCAATAACAAAATGGCTAGTAAAAAATCAGAATTACCTAAGAAACCAGCAGAATCTATTCAAGCAGCAGTTACTCCTGCCGCTGAAGCTATGACTGTTGCGTTATCTGGTTCATGTATTGGTACATCATCTAAAACGTTTGAAGAATTAATAACAGGTGCTTTTATAGCAGCATTAACTGGCGGTAATAAAACCAACGGTCAGCTTTCCGATATTTCATCGTTCGCTGGCGCAGGTATAATTAACGTACTTAATTCTCAAACTAGCCTTTTAGAAGAAATTAAAAACAGTTTAGAAAAAATTGTTAATAAGGTTGCGAGTGTAAAAACAGATGCACCAAGTTCGATTTTAAACTTAATGAATAAAACTGGAATACCTGTTGTTATTGTTGGAAATTATCAGGAAGAAGATAAATTTAAAGGTTCAGATTCTACATTAGAAATAATTCTTAATGCAGATACATATGAAAACCTTAATGAATTTATTAAAGATGTAGCTAAACTTGGAAAAGAAAAAATATTAGACGATTTTGAAAAGAGTTTAAAAAGAATAACCGATTCTTTAGAAAAAGTAGATAAACAGGCAAAAAATTTAGAAAATCTTGCTGGTGTATTTAATGGTTTTGCTGAATTAAATAAATTAGATGTGCAAAAATTAGATGAATTTATTTTATTTATCGAAGATTTGGGAGGAATGGTAAATGTTACGCAAACTTTACCGACAGTCACATCAAATATTTTCGAAGCCATGAATAACCTTTTACCATTGACAAAATCTGTTGACAATGCTATCTATGTTACTGACTGTTTAACTGAAGTATTTTGGAATTTATTAATTGTTGACCATTTAATTCCAGAGTTTAATTTGAAATCTATAGAATTAGTAAATGCTGCAATAGGTGATACGAAGTCTGGTTTAAATAAAATTGTCTCATCTTTAGTAGAAAATGAGAAAAATTATAAAACAGCACATAATAGTGCAATAGAATTGACGTCAATAACTGCCAGATTATTATTTGTTGGTTTAATGTCAAACATGTTCACAAAATTTGACGAAAAAAATATTGAACCTCTTTCTGGTTGGTTAACTAAATTTAATGAAGTTGCGTTACAACTAAGTAAAGCTGATGGTCATGGAGGAAAGGGTTCAAGAAAACTTTCCACTACAAAAAAGACAGTTATTGATTTAGCTGACTTGGTTTCGTCGATTGTTACGCTTGGTAAAGTTTCAAATAAAATACCAGAATTTGATCCAGAAAAATGGACAAAAATAAATGAATTCATCAAAAAACTTTCTGATGCAGAAGATAAAGAATCATTAATTGGAATTATAACTTCTGCAAAATTTGATGAAAAGACAATACAAACTGCAAAGAAAAATCTAGATGGATTAAAATCTATTGTTGTTGACGTATTCCTTTTAGGTCTATTTAGTATTCTTTTACTTCCGCTTGCTCCACTAGCTATTGGTGGTATGTTAGCATTAACATTGTTTACTAAAGTAGCAAACGGATTAATAGCATCACTATCTGGAAAAGACATTTCAACAGGAATAAAACAAGCCCAAATAAATCTTGAAGGAATTGGTGGATTGCTTATTGCATCAACATTATGTATGTTAATTGGTGCTTATTTCGTAACAAAAAATCCTACATTAATTCTCGGTGCATTAGGTTTTGGACTAGTTTTAGGATTATTCTTGTTTACCGTTGTTAGTAGCGTTGGTTTAGGTTTGAGGTTAATGAAGTCTGTTGGTGGTGTTAAAGGTCTTAACGATATTGCAGTATTTGTTAGTATTTGTGGCGTTATTTTACTACTTGGTGGTGTCATTATGGCAGCATTCCCTAGAGCTATTATTGCTTCATTCGCATTTGCGTTATCATTAGGTTTATTCTTAACTTTAGTTATTGGAGCAGTTTCAATAGCAGGAAAATTCGCCTCAAGTCTTGGAGAAAAATACGTTACGGCATTAATGGATTTAATTGCTGGTGCTACATTAGTAATGCTGGTTGGAGCATTGTTATTTATGGTTGCTCCTCAAGTTTTGTGGGCAGCTATGAAATTTGCAGTCTTTTTAGGAGTATTCTTAGCTATAGTTGTATTGGCAATAACTGTACCTGCAAAGCTATGTAAGCAAGCCGCAGCAGATATACAACATTTACACAAACTTATAATCGCATCTTCTATTATACTGCTAGTTGGTGGATTACTTGTTATGAATTTCCCATGGTTAATATTATCTAGTTTAGCTTTTGGAGTAATATTAGGAGGATTTATTTTCTTAGTTCTAAAGGCAATAACATCGCAAACTAAAAAGATTAGAAGAGCTGAAAAAGAAATTTGGTCAATTATCGCAATCATTGGTGCATCTTCATTAATTTTACTTATAGCTGGTGGTTTAATTGTAGCAAATCCTTGGATGGCAGCATCAATTCCTGGATTCATTGCTTGTATGACAGGATTATTCCTTGCATTAGCTTGGGTTGCTGAAAGGCTTTCCGATAAACAGGCAAAAATCACAAAGGGTATTATTGTAATGGGTCTAATTACTGTTGTTGCTATGCTTGCAGTTATACCAATTAAAATGTTAGCAAACGCTATAAAAGGAGTTGATTTGTTACATCTTCTTGCTGCATCTGGTATTATGGTATTAGTTTTATTAGCTATTGGTGGTTTATCTATGGCCGCTGGTTCATTAATAACAGGTCCACAAGCAATATTATTTGGTGCAGGTATTGTTGTGCTGGGGGCAATTTCTACGGTAGCAATATTAGCGTCAGCAGCATTAATGATGATTGCTAAAACAATAGAAGTATTTACTAGATTAGATTTTGAAAAAATAAAATTCGGTGGAATCATTAAAGCAATAGGAACATATATTGTTATGATTGGTATGATGATTCCTATTGCTGCATTGTCTATTCCTGTTGGTTTGGCATCACCTGCTATCATGATGGCATCAGCATCAATAATGGTTATTAGCGCATCATTAAAAATGATGGCAAACTTACCTGATATAAGCCCAGATAAAATAAGATCACGTATGCAAGCATTCATGGATATGGCATTAGGATTGGTTCCGCTTGGTCGTCCATCGATTGCAGTACAAATTGTTTTAGCGTCAGCAGCTGCATCTTCATTAAGATGGGCAATATCAAATATTGCTGCAGGCGTTCAAGAAATGGCATCATTAAAAATTCCTATTTATGAAGGAACTAAAACTGTTGGTTATAGACAGTTAAACAATAGTGATTTTAAACTTGCATCTAGAAATATTTCATTAATTGTATCAACATTAGGAGATACAATGATAAATCTTTATAATACTAGACCTGACATATTTAAGCCAAACTTATTAACTGGTAAAACACCATTTTCTATAGTTTGTTCATCAGTATCAAAATTAGGTTCTGTTATATCTCAAATAGCATGGGGTGTTCAATCATATGCTTCTTTAAAAATTCCAGAGTATAAGGGAGAAAAGATTGTTGGATATAAAGAATTAACAAATGATGATTTTAAAAATGCAGCAAACAATGTTTCGTTAATTGTAACGACGTTGGCTGAGGCATTAATAGATTTATATGTTAAAAATCCTTTAATGTTTTTAGGTAATTCAAATGATACACCGTTGAATAGAGTTATAAAATCTTCAAAAGAACTTGGCAAAGCAATGTCAAATATTGCATTAGGAGTTCAAGCTTGGGCAGATTTAAAGGCTCCTATAGACTGGAATAGTGAAGGTAAACCTATAAAATTTGAAAATCTTAAAAAAGGTTTTGAATTAGATGCGGCAACTAATGTATCAACTATAGTAAGCTGTTTATTCGATACATTAACAAGTATTCATGATGCAAATCCTCAATTGTTCAAAGGATCAAAAAATACTCCAGTAAACATAGTTATAAAATCTGCTAGAGATCTTGGAAAAGTTTTATCAGGTTTAGCACAAGGAATTCAAGCTTGGGCTAATATGATGATTCCTACTGAATGGAATAATGAAGGAAAACCTATTAAATTTAAACAAGTAACAAACGATGATGCCACAAACGCTGGCAATAACGCAGCATCTATTATAACAACTTTATTTGATGCATTAACTAGAGTTTATGATCTAAATCCAGATATGTTTAAAGGTAAAAACAATAAAATTAATAAAGTTGTTAATGTCGCAAAAGAAATAGGTGAAATGACAGCTGGTTTAGCTAAAGGTGTTCAAAAAATGGCAGTTATGACATTTGTTTCTGAATATGATTCTAAAACAGGTAAACCATTAAAAACTGTTAAAGTAAGTAATGAAGAAGTAAAAGAAGCTGGTGAAAATATTGGGACAATTATTACATCATTATTTACTTCATTAAATACCGTATATAATCAAAATCCTGCTTTCTTTAGTGAAGGTGAAGATTCTATGGTATTTACGGTTGTTAAATCTGTTAAAAATGTTTCAGGGGCAATATCAGGGATTGCCAGAGCAGTCAAAATGATTGCTACTACACAAGTTCCAATTGACTGGGATAAAGATGGTAAACCTATTGCATTCGAAAAGCTTGACCAAAAACATTTTGATTTAGCATCTAACGGAGTAGCAAAAATAGTTTCAACACTTGGAGGTGCAATTTTAGATTTGGTAAAAAATCCAGAAACTGCAAAATATTTTGAAACAGAAGATGGAGATGGCCCATTCGCTAGAGTTTTAAATAGTGTTAAAGATTTAGGAAAACTTGTCGGTAATATGGCTGATGGAATTAAAAAATATTCAGAACTTAAAATTCCTCAATATGATGCACAAGGAAAAATAATAGGTTATAAAAGTCTTATAGACGATGATTTTAAAAACGCCGGTACAAATGTAGGTTTAATTGTATCTACATTAGCTGAATCGTTATCTAGTACTTATAAAATGAATCCAGAATGGTTTGACGAAAAAATGCTAACAACTATTTTAGATTCATCTAGAAATATGGGTGAAGTTATAGGTGTTATCGCCGAATCTGTTGCGGCAATAGCATCATTATCAATTCCTATTGCTTGGGATAAATCAGGTAAACCAATTAATTTTAAACCAATGAAACCTGAAGATTTTACTCAGGCTGCTACAAATGTTGAAACTATTATTACAACATTAGGAGATGCAATGACTAAAATGTACAATGAAAAGCAAGACATGTTTAAGCCAATTGATCCTAATAACCCTAATGGAGATACTCCATTCGAAAAGGTAGCATTATCTTGTTTAACATTAGGAGAAATGATTAAAAATGTAGCAGAAGGTATTGAATATTTTGGTAATATTTGGGGTAAAAAATTACCTAATGGAGGAACAATAAACAAAAACACTATAAAAGCTGCTGGAGATAATATTGCAGAGATTATTACATCTTTAGGTACTGCAATAGCAACAGTTTATAAGGGAAACGAATCAATGTTCGAATTACCTCCTATACAAAATGTAACTAAAACTAAAGGATGGTTTAAAAATACAGAAACAGTAACATATTCACCAAATCCATCAGATCCACCATTCCTTAAAGTAATTAAATCTTGCGGAGCAATGGGACAATTGCTAGTAGATTTGGCTGCTGGTATTAATGAATTTGCGAATATTTATTCAAAAAAATTACCAGATGGATCAACTTTAGATTTATCAGCAGCAGGTAAAAATATTGGAGATATTATATCATGTGTAGGTAATGCTGTGGTAACGGTTTATAAAGACAACGAACATTTATTTGATTCTAGACGAAACGGTTCATCTCCATTCGCAATTGTTACGAATGGAATACTTAATATGGTTTCTGGTTTAAGTGGTTTAGCAAAAATGATTGGTTCATATGCGTCTGGAGAATTCCCACTAGTAATTGATAAAGATGGAAACGTTAAATCTAAAATAAAAATTAATTTTGCCACAGATTCTGAAAAGATAACATCAAATATTAAAAGTCTTATTACTTGTCTATTTACTGCAGTATCTACAGCAAATAATATGCCAAATGTTTCTACAGATATATTCGATAGATTAAAAGTTCATGGTCAAAATATTAGTGAATCAATGAAAGTTTTATCAGACATGGTTGTTTCATATGCATCATTAAAAATACCTACTGGATTTGATAAGAATGGAAAAATTTTAGGTTATAAACAACTAGATTCTAATGTATTTAAAGATGCATCTGCATCAATGGTAGAAATTGTAAATGGTGTAACTAATGTTTTAACAACTGCATTGAAATTTGTTAATACAAATAATCTTTTAGGAAAAACATCAAGTGAAAAACTAAATGCTTCATTAGGTGAAATAGTAAAAACAATTAGAGTAATGAATAAACGTTTTGAAGAGATTATAAAAGAAGTATTAAAATGTCCAGATCCTTCAAACTTAGTTTTTACTAAAATAGAAGGTTTTATAGAAAAAACCGAAAAATTAAGTTCTATTCTAAAACCTATAATTATGGGTAAAGAAGTAACTACACCTAAAAAAGGTTTCTTAGGTTTTAAACGAAAAGAAACAACAATTGTAACTTCAGAAATAATGCAATTAGATACTAAACAAATAAAAAAATTCTTAAAAGCATTATCATCATTATCTAGTTCTGTACAACATATTATTGCAGAAGCAAAATTCTTAGATAAAGAATTCGCAAATATGCCAGATTTATCTAATGTAAATACTAGTTTAGTTTCTACATATTTAACTAAGAGTAATGATTTTGCTAGTAAATTAAATAATCATACTATTGAAAAGATTAAAATAAACCATTTGGAAAAAATATTTGAAAATGCAGATATAATTAATGCAAATACAAATATAATAGGTGCAAAATCAAATGTATTCGCTGAAGCATTTAATACGATTTATGATACTTCTAAATTAAATCTAAGTATTTTAGAAACATATTTTAAAAGTTTAAATAATGTAGCAAATGAAATAAGAAAAGCTCATCCAACAACAAGAATTCAAAATATTGAAACTATAATTAAAGATTTAAATGGTATAACTGAAATATGTACGGGTGCAGTTAAAAATTCAGAATCATTAAAAAATTCTATAGGTAAAATTAAAAACACTTCAGATATCGAGTATGGTTTATTAAATTCATATTTTTATACACTTGGATATATAAATAGTTCACTTGCATTAATTCAATTTGGAATTTTTAATAAAGATATAGATATATCTAAAGAAATTTCATCAATAATATCAATTGTAGAAAACGCTCCTGCACAATCTGTATCATTAGTTAATGCATTAAAAAATTTACCTAATGAAGAAAACTTAGAAGTTGATTTATTGGATAACTACTTTGATAAATGTATTAAAATTGCTAAAATATTAAGTAAGAACGTCAAAAAACTAAATAAACAAAACATTGAAAATTTAAAAGGTAATGATGTTAAATATATCTTAAACGAACTAGAGGATGTTTATAGATTCGGTAATGCATTAACTGATAAAGATGTTTCTGGAAATTATGATAATGTTATAGAGGCAGTTGAAAAGATTAGTAAAGCAACTGGTAAAGATATAGACGATAAACGTTTAGACAAATTCAAAAAACAAAATAAAGAATTAGAAAAATTTGTTAAAACTGTAAATTCAATTAATGTTTATTCTACTGATAAACTTACTCAATTATTATCAGAATTTAATAAACTTGGTTTGAATATGACAAATATGGAAAAACTTGTCGAAGCAATTACAATGCATTTGTCTAAAGAATTATTTAATTTATCAGAAGAACTAGATAAAGTAGGTAAGGTTATTGCTAAAGAATCTGATAGAAAAGAAAAACGTAAGAGAATAGTTGAAAAATCAGTAGAAGATGTTAAAGACTTAATTAATAGAGAATTAACTGTAGTAGTTAAAAAGGAACAAACATCTACAAGTTCTTCTAGCAGTTCAAATGGAGGAAGCGGATACGATAATTCAGATTCCGGTAATGGTAGTAATATCACCGTAAAAGGAGAAAACGTAACAGTACAAGGATATAAAAGAGGTGGAGGAGCTGGAAGCGGAATTAACCATTAATTAAACTAAAAAAATTATTTTAAATTAAAAAATAATAGTAACAAATACATATGAAACTTTATAATTTGTACTACAAAAACATAAAAATTAATGGTTTCCCAGTTTCTGCTAAGGTTGTTAATGAAGTAATGCATCAAGATAAAAAAAGTATAAGTAAAATGCAAAACGGACAGCTAATAGAAATACCTATCAATAAAATTGATATTGTACAAGTTACAATAGTTTAAAAACATTATAAAACGAATATACTAATATGTTTACATTAAAATCAAGAAAAGATGGATTTAGATTGTTATTACCTAAGGAATTCTTATGTGAAGAAATAGTTGATAAATATGCACAAATTTTGCAGAATCAAAAATCATTTATTCTTTCACCAATAGCATTTCTTAATGAAACTATACAAAAGGTTCAAGTTTTAGGTTTTAACTCTGGAACTATTCAACAACAACAAACTAGTCGAGGCGAATCAATTACTGGTGATCCAAAAAGATTTGCTCAAAATAGATTTTTACATACAGCATCAGATCATACGTATCGTTCAGAAGTCAGTCCTTTACAATTAATTGACAAAACTCTTAATATAACATTTAAACATACATTAGGATATGTAAATTACTTTATGATTTTTGAAAACTTCTGGTGGTTATATTCAAGAGATAAACAATATAATGATATGAGATTAGAATTTACTATTGATTTGTTGGATAATAATGAAAAGGTTTATAGTAGAATAGTTATAAAAGATCCTATTATTGATGGTATTGACATGCTGGATTTTGATTATACTCAACCTATTGCAGAATCTGGTACATTTAATGTTATTTTCAAATATTCAAACATTGATTATCAATTTATTGATATAAATGAAGAATAAATTTGAAATTTTTATAGAAATTTACTATATATAATTATATAAACTTAAAAACTAAACGTTATGTTAAAATTAAACGAAAATTCAAAGATAGCTCCTTTGCAAGAACCAGAGATTTTATTCTTTAATACTGATGATGATTTTCAAAACTTTTGCGTACTACCTTATACTACTATAGAAAGATCACCTGTTACTGGTGAACCTTATGAGCAATGGCATTTTACTAAAGAGTATTTGGATGCAGTGGCTGCTGGTAAACGTTTTAAAATTAGAAATGAAGATTCTGTAATTTATAAACGTGGTATGGTTACTGGTCCAGGTGGTATTGGTTTGAAGGTACAAAATTTAGATCATTGGTTTGAAGATGATGAAATGTAAAATTTTATTCAATTAAATATTAACTTTAGGAGATAACTTGTTTATCTCCTTTTTTATTTTTAATTATCAGAAGTTAAATACAGAAATACATATAAAAATATTTTTTATACATTTTAAAAATGAAAACTTTAGAAGAATTTGTTTTGAATAAAAAAACAATTTTAATGGAAGCATCAAAAAAATCAGACGATTTATCAATGAAAGAAATTGAAAAGAACGTCGGAAAAGATGCTGATCATAACGGTTCAAATGGAAAATTTGACATTGATCGCTATACAGATAACGATACAATGGATGATGTAAATTGGGATCTTATTAGTAATAATGAGCTTTTGCTTATTGACAAATTTGATGCTAATGAACCATTTATGATTTTAGGTGAAGCTGGTTGGGGTAAAACCTCATTAATAAAAAAATATGCTAAGAAACATAAAAGACATGTTGTTACAGTATATTTGGATAAATGCGATGTAACAGACTTAGCAGGTAAATCAGTTCCAATCGAAGATAAAAAAACTGGTGGTAAAGAATTAGTATTATTACCTCGTTGGGCTCAATATATGATAGAAAATAGTGATGATCAATTCCTATTGTTCTTCGATGAAATGAACCAAGCAGAACCTGCAGTTATGAATGCATTGATGCCTATTATTTTGGAAACTGTTATTGCTGGTAGAAAATTCAATAACTTTATGGTTGGTTGTGCTGGTAACTATGAATTTGAAAATGAAAATGGTGTAAATGAATTATCTGTTCCATTACGTCAACGTCTAGAACCAATTATTAACTTTAGTAAAGATTGGGTTTCTGCATTTAGACACTTAAGAGATGTTTATAAAGATAAACTACCTAAAGAGTTTATGGATAAGATTGAAGGTTTAGCTTCAGTTCTTTTTGAAAGCCCACGTATTATTGACCACAAAATTCTAAAATGGGTTGCAGAAAAAGTAGAAGGTGTAAAAGGTGGTAGAGAAGCTGCTAAACGTACTTCAACTCCAGAAATGCTTCTTGTTCGTTTTAAACAATTGGCTATCAAAGATATGAATGAAAAACAAAAACAACAACTTGAAGAACTTGCTCAATATACATCAGATCTTATTCATGGTAGACTTGAAGATACAACATCAAGAAAGAAACGTGGAGGAGAAAATATTCCTGAAGATATTAAAACAGGTCTTCAATCAGCAATTAAAGATGGTTTTATGGATGTAAATGACGAAGATACTGGTAGATTCAAAAGATATGGTGTTAGTAAAGAAAGTGCGCCAAGTATATTTGCAGAAACATTAAATAAAGAAATGTACGAAAGATTAGTTAAGAGTTATTTGGTTGATTATAAAGAATGGAAGTATCAAACTGATGCTGAATGGAAAAAAGCTCATCCAAACTGGCTTGATCCAATGGCTGATTAAAAAAATAATTAAATTTTAAAGAAATAATATGGAAATAAATAGTTCATTGCTAAATGATCAATCAATGAAATACGTAAAGGCTTCATTGGTAGGTACAACTTCAGATGAAAAATCAATTGAATTCAGAGTAGATACTACTGAATATATTGATATGAAATCTGATAATGATAGTTCTGGATTTTTCTATGATATGCTTCCATATATGCGTTTTACTACACCTGATGTAGAAGGTATTGCTTGGACAGATAAAATTGGTTTAATTTATTTAAACTGCCCAAATAATTCCATTGGAGATGATAAAAAACATTGGGATTTTATTTATGATCATGAATGTTTACATCAATTATGGGACACTTTTGGAGTTGAAGATGAATTAAAAAAGAATGGAATAAAATTCGACCATATGCTACTTAACATAGCATCTGACTGTGTTATTAACGATTATCTACATGAATATTTGAAAAAAAGTATGCCAGAAGGTTTAATTACACCAAAACTTATTAAAGAACGTTATGGTGTAGAATATTCAAACAAAGATGATACACAATATACATTATATCTTAAACTTTTGGAAAAACTTGAAGAAATTAAAAAAGACGAAGACCTTCAACAAAAACTTGAAGAATTTGAAGGAAAAATTAAACCAAAAGAAGTAAAAGATGGAGAAGATGGTGGAGACGGCGGAGATGGTGGTTTTCCAATACCAAAACATTCTGAAGATTATATTAAAGGTTGGACAGATGGTATAAAAGATGTTTTAGATAAAAAGGTTGATCCATTAGATGAAAATCTTAAACCAAAGAATACTGGAAACGAAGAATATGACAAAGGATATAATGATGTTATTGGTCAAATCAAAAATGGTTTAGAAAATGGCATTGAAATAAGTAAGTCCGGTGGTTCTTCTGGAGAGGGAGGTGATTTACCACAAATTCCATGGGATATCGAAAACCAAAATAATGATGGTGGTGGTAAAGGAAAGAATAAAAAAGATGATGATGCTATAGTAGATCCAGCAAATAACGATAAAAAATCAAAAGATGGTGATGGTGAATCATCTACAAAAGACGCAGAAACATCATCTAAACAAGCCAAAGGATTTGCTGATATGGCAAAGAAAAACGCAGATAAAGCACAAAAAGAAGCTGACGAAGCTAAAGAAGCTGCTAAGAATGGAAAAGGTTCAGAAGAGGACGCAGAAGCTGCACAGAAAAAAGCAGATAAAGTAAAAGCTGCAGCAGATGCTGCAAAAGAAGCTGCTGAACGTGCAGAAAAAAATGCAAAAGCTGCTAAAGCTGCGCATGATAAAGGTGATTCTGAAAAAGAAGCAGAAGCAAATAAAGAAGCTGATAAAAATGCTAAGGAAGCAAAAGAAGCATATGAAAAATCAGTAAATCCAAACTCACAAAAACAAAAACAAAAACAAGGTGGTAGCTGGGGTGATGGCGAAGTTTCATATGATCCTAATGATATAGACGAGGTAGAATTCGATAAAATAAAAGAAGAAATTGAAAAAATTAAAGAAAAATATAAAGATAAAATAACTGGTAGTCTTGGCGATTTTGTTAAGAAATGTAAATCTTCTGCAAAATGTGATAATGCAGGTTTAGCTGTTAACACTTCTGGAAGAGGAACAACTACTTGGAATAAAACTCTTTATAGCAATATTTCTTCATTTATTAAAACAAAAACTATTCGTTTACGTAGAGAATTTGAAAGAACTTATGCTAAACCAAAATCAGGAAAACTCTATAAATTTGGTGAACCATTAGAAAGAGGTAAACGTAGAAAAAACAATTCAGTTGAAATAGGAATTTCTTATTATGTAGATATTTCTGGTTCAATGTATGGATGTATTGATGAAGTTTGGAACGCTTTATATGCAGTAACTGCAGAAGTTACTAAACGTTTTAAAAGTGAAAAACTAATTAAAAAACTAAATCACCACATTTTTGCATTTAACACTTCAATTTACCCGATAACATATGGTGACAAAATGCGCGCTAATGGCGGTAATGTTGATTTGGAAGAGTTAATGGATGAAATGAAAAGAAAAAATCCAGCAGATACGATGATAAATATCATTTTAACTGATGCTCAATGGCCTATAAATAAAACAGAAGTTATTAAGTTCGTTGAAGATTCTGGTGCTTTATTCATTTTCATTACAAATCAGTACACTCCAGAAATTAAAAAACTAGCTGAAACATTAAGAACTCAAATAAAATACATAGAAGCAGACGAATCATTCTCAATAGAATAATTTTTAAAATGTATTAAACATATTTTTAGAAGAGGAAGCAATATCATAAAATATTGCTTCCTTTTTGAATTTTTTAGATTTTTAACTATATTATAAATAGTTAATTATTTATAACAAAATAAACATATGATTATAGAAAACAAAGTAGGTTATGCTTATAATGATGTGACTATTGTTCCATCTACTTCGTCGTTTGTTAAGTCAAGAAGCGACATTAATCCATTTACTAATAACAATCGTCTTCCTATTTTTACTGCACCAATGTCAACTGTAGTAAATTGTGAGAATTTTTCAATGTGGGAAGATAATAAAATCACACCA